GAACAAATTGAATTTTTTACCAGTGGCCTAAAACAGTTTCCTATACTTGGACCTGCAATAAATGACCTAGGCAAAAGTCTAGACTTTAACATCAACAACTTCAGAGCATTGGCAAGTATTGGCGCTGACTTTAATCAAAGTTTAGTTGGCTTAAGAATTGCGGCCAGAGACAGCAGATTGCCGTTGTTAGAATTTACAGATTTCATTGCAGGCAACAACGAAGTACTAGCAGGCTTATTTGGTGATGCCACAACCGGAGCAGTACAGATTGGTAGATTGGCTTCACAGGTTAGAGATGAACTTATACCACAATTTGCTGGTTTGGGAATAACCACAGAACAATATTTAGATTTCTTTTCAACATTTTTAGACCAACAAAGAACACAAGGAAGAGAAGATTTTAGAAGTCAAGCGGCAACAACTGAAGCATTAAGAAACTACACCGCAGAAATTGATCAAGTAGCCAAACTGACTGGCATACAAAGAGAACAATTGAACGAGGCTGTACGAGCACAAAAAGCAGATGCAGTGTTTTCAACATTTTTACAAGGACTAGAAAAGACCAGAGCAGACCAGTTGCAAATATTTTCAGCAGGACTTGACAATATCAATCCTGCATTAGGCAGTGCAGTAAAAAACATTTTAGCAACAGGATTTCCTCTGGGAGAATTTGAACAAACACTTGTAGGAACCACTGATGGACTTTTAGATAATATTCTTGCATTGAGAGAAGGAAACATATCAACAGCACAGTTTGCCAAAACATTGGAACAAGGCGGTAACACATTCTTAAACAATTTTGATCCCGCTGTGCTAAGAGCGGCAGGCAACGTGGGCGAAGTGGGTAATGCATTAATCAGTGTTAGAAACAGATTTGGTGACCTTGATGCTATTGTAAAACAGCAAACTGCGGCTGGCGATGAATTGACCAAACAAATCGGTATAACTCAAGAAGGCTTCAGAGTGTTCAAAAGTCAAATTGAAGGTTTACAAACAAATTTTTTAGAAGTGTTCAGTGTTAGGATTGCATCAGCATTGGGAATAACAGGAAAAGGCATAGGCGTAATAGGCGGAGCCTTAGAAAGATTTACTAATAATGCTCCAGGCACCATGGCCGCGGCAGTGGCAGGTGCTTCATTATTAAAATACACAGCCAACTTTGCAAAAGAAGTAGGCATAGTAGCACTAGGTACTCAAATAGGAACCAACAAAGCATTGTTAGGTCCGTTGGGAAGAATAGGTAGAGGACTTGCAGTTTTTGGAAGAGTACTGGCACCGTTGGCTGGACTGTTGACAGCATTTACAGGCGCTCGAATGTTAATGGACGACGACGCAGGCAACAACAAGCAAGGTACAGGTATGTTGGCAGGTGCGGCGGCAGGTGCTTTGGCAGGATCTTTTATCCCAGGAGTTGGCACTTTGATTGGTGCTGGTGTTGGAGCCACGATAGGTGGTTTTGGTGGAGGACTGATAGGAGCAGGATTAGACAAGAAACAGTTTGGTGGTCCGTTATCACAAGGTCAACCAGCATTGGTTGGTGAAAGAGGACCTGAACTATTTTTACCTAATACAGCAGGCAACGTTGAACCTATGGTAATTAAAAGTGCATCAACCGGAGTAACAGCAGAACCAGCAGGTGGTGGCAGTTTTGCTAGACTTGAAACACTAGCAACTGAACAAAATACCAATTTAAGGTCATTTACAGAAGTTTCTGCTAAAATGGAAAAACATTTAAATACACTTGTAGGCATTAGTGCCAAAACAGAAAAAAATACGGAAAATAGTACAAGAAAACTTGCAAATCTGAACAGTAATCTTGTATAATATAACAAATGGCTTGGAAAAAATATTTTAAAGATGCGAACATGTCTCCATTAGCAGGAGATCGTAGTCCACAGTTTGCAAAAAGAAACTACTCATCATATCTTCCTGATGTTTACACAGGACACCCAAACAGAATTCAAAGATACTTTCAATACGACCAAATGGATTCAGATTCAGAAGTAAATGCGGCACTAGATATTCTTGCAGAATTTTGCACACAAAGCAATAAAGAAAATGAAACTCCTTTTGACATTGTGTTCAAAGGCGATGTTACAGATTCAGAAACAAAATTATTAAAGAAGGCTCTACAACAATGGACCAAGTCTAACAAATTTCAAAAAAGAGTATTTAGAATTTTTAGAAACACATTAAAATACGGTGACTGTTTCTTTGTAAGAGATCCTGAAACAAACAGATTACTTTATATTGACCCTGCCAAAGTAGACAGAATTATTGTAAACGAATCAGAAGGCAAAATGCCAGAACAATATGTTGTTAGAGATATCAATCCTAACTTACAAAGATTAAGTGCAACACAAATAACACCAAATCAAACTTATGGTGGAGGTGGTACAACAGGTGGAACTTACAATCAAAACTATGCAGGTGCAGGCCAAGGCACTACAATGACCAATGCCAACATGGGATCAGCAGGAGCAGGTGGAAGATTCTACAGAGCAATGAATCAATATAGTATAAATGCTGAACACGTAGTCCATATGTCAATGAGTGATGGACTAGATAATTTATTTCCTTTTGGCCAATCAGTACTAGAACAAGTTTTCAAAGTTTACAAACAAAAAGAATTGCTAGAAGACGCAATAATCATTTACAGAGTTCAAAGAGCACCTGAAAGAAGAGTGTTTTACATTGACGTAGGTAATATGCCTACACACTTGGCAATGCAATTTGTTGAAAGAGTTAAGAACGAAATCAACCAAAGAAGAATTCCAAGTACATCGGGCGGTATGAACTATGTTGATGCCACTTACAATCCCATGAGTATAAATGAAGATTACTTCTTCCCACAGACAGCAGAAGGAAGAGGATCTAAAGTAGACACACTTCCGGGTGGTACTAACCTAGGTGAAATTGATGACTTAAGATTCTTTACTAACAAACTGTTTAGAGGTTTGAGAATTCCAAGTTCTTACTTGCCTACAGGAGCAGACGACGGAGCACAACAATACAATGATGGCAGAGTTGGTACAGCATACATTCAAGAATTAAGATTTAACAAATACTGTGAAAGACTACAAAGAAACATAAGTCCAGTGTTTGATGAAGAATTTAAATTATGGATACACAACAAAGGTTACAGCATTGACAATTCTTTATTTGAATTGAAACTGAATCCACCACAAAACTTTGCACAATACAGACAGACAGAAATGGATCAACAACGAGTTGGTACATTTGTACAGGTAGCAGAACTGCCATATATGTCAAAAAGATTTGCGTTAAAGAGATACCTTGGTCTAACTGAAGAAGAAATGAGTGAGAATGCAGGTGCATGGGCAGAAGAAAATGCAATCAAACAAAAACAAGCCACCAAGTCAGCTGAACTGAGACAGGGCGGGGTAACACAATCGGGTATTAGTTCTGATCTAGATAACTTTGAAGATCCACAAGCACCAGATATTGCTGAACCACCAGCACAGACTCCAGGAGCAACTCCAGGACAACCACCAATTCCAGGCACAACAACAGGCGGCGGCGGAGGCCGAACATAAAATAAATACAACGATGATACTTAAAGAATTTTTTACAGCAGGTGAACAGGGTCTTGAACAGCAAAAAAACTATAATGCTGAAGATGACATTTCTGTACTTGATAAAGCAGACACACGAAAAACAAGACTTACTTTAAAAAACATCAATAAAATGAGGCTTGCTTCAGAACAACACGAAGCAGAGCAACAAGAAGAAGCACTTTTTGTCCAAAAGATGTATGGACAACCTACCACAGACGATAATTTAACATTGTAATGAAAGACACAGCATTTGTACTCGGGAATGGGACTTCTCGTAAGGGGATAAAAATCGCCGACTTGCAAGAACACGGCACGGTGTTTGCATGTAATGCAGTCTTCAGAACAGAAACTCCAGATTACCTTGTAGCAGTTGATCCAAAAATGATTTATGAGATAGGAGAAACAGATTATCCTGCAAAACATCAGGTTTGGTCCAATTTCAATCATCAATACAATAAAAAGCCAAATATTCTTGACCATGTAAATTGGTTCAAACCAAGTCTGGGTTGGAGCAGTGGCCCTACAGCCCTTAAAATGGCCGCTGACAAAGACTACAAAACAATTTATATTTTAGGTTTTGATTTTATAGGAATTGAACGAGAAGAAGGAAAAAACAGATTTAAATTAAACAACCTGTTTGGCGATTCTAGAAATTACAAAAGATCAGTCGATGAAGCCACATTTTATGGCAACTGGATGAATCAAACCAAACGTGTTTTGAGAGATTATGATCACATTCAGTTTCGTAGAGTAGCAGGAAATAATTCATTCAAACCTCATGATCTAGAATTTAATAAAAACTTTAAACACATAGATATTGAAAAATTCCTGAAGATATATAATTTAACTCAACAAAAGTAAAAAAGTTACAGTTTTAGCCCAATAATTGCCCAAAATTAGTCTTTTGGCGTAAATACTTCACTTATAAGCAACAAACCTTGCAAAACAATAAAAGGAGCACGTGCAATGTCAAATAAATTTGAACAATTATTAGAATTGCTAATAAACGAAGAAAATGAAAAAGCGGAAGCGTTATTTCATGAAATCGTAGTAGAGAAGTCTAGAGACATCTACGAAGGATTAGCAGACGAAACAAAAACTGAAGCTAAAGAAGAAGCTAAAGTAGAAGAAACTGAAGCGTCAAAAGACGAAGCAGTAAAAGAAGAGTCTAAAGATGAAGCAGTTAAAGAAACTGAAGAATCTAAGTCAGATGAAGCTAACGAAGGCGAAGACGTAGAAGTAGCAATCGAAGACGAGAAAACTGACGAAGCAGAAACTAAAGAAGAAGAGTCAATCGAAGAAGTAGGTGGAGATGCAACTGACGAATTAGTCAAAGATATCGCCGCAGACGAAACAGGTGAAGCAGAACATGCCGCTGATGACATGGAAAAAGACATGGACGCAGATGGTGAAGAAGGCGAAACTGAAGAAAGAGTGGCTGATTTAGAAGATGCTTTAGATGAACTAAAAGCAGAATTCGAGAAAATGATGGGTGGCAAAGGCGACGAAGACGGTGAAGAAATGGACAAAGAGGAGTCTATGGAACAACCAATAGCTGATGTTAACGCTGATTTATCCATGGAAGCAATGCATAAAGATAAAGGCATGAAAAAGGAAGAAGTAAAAGAATACAAAATCCAAAAAAATGCTGATAACGCTGACCACAGCGATGCAGGAGCTTCTCCAATCACGCAAAAAGGTGGAGCTGATATGAAAACCACAAGAGGTTCTAATATAGCTAAAGGTGGAGCTGACGAAAAAGGCAGAGCCGCACCAAATGCAGAAAAAATGGGTGAGTTTGAAAACAGTGGCGGTAAAGACAAAGGAACATCTTTCAAAAAAGAGATGAAACCTAATACTGCTGACGGATCAGATAAATCAGGAAAATCTCCAATCTCTGGCAAGTAATTGCTATTGATTGTAGACAACCATTAAGGAGCATCGGATGTCATCAATATATCTAAGAGAACATTTAACCTATGATCAGGCTAGAGTACAGGTTTTGCACGAAGGCAAAGACGGCAAGGATTTGTACATGAAAGGTATCTGTATTCAAGGTGGAATCAAGAACGCTAATCAAAGAGTTTACCCTGTTAACGAAATACAAACAGCAGTAAAAACACTCAATGATCAGATCGGTTCTGGTTATTCAGTTCTTGGAGAAGTAGATCATCCCGATGATTTAAAAATTAATTTGGACCGAGTGTCCCACATGATCACTGAAATGTGGATGGACGGTCCAAATGGATATGGCAAAATGAAAATTTTGCCGACACCAATGGGTCAACTTGTCAGAACAATGTTGGAATCAGGTGTGAAACTTGGAGTTAGCTCTAGAGGAAGTGGAAACATTTCCGAATACGGCGGCGGACAAGTATCAGACTTTGAGATCATCACTGTAGATGTTGTGGCCCAACCTTCGGCACCAGGAGCTTACCCAACACCAATTTACGAACACTTGATGAATTCAAGAGGCGGAAACAAGATATTGGGCATGGCGGCTGAAGTTAGAAATGACAAAAAAGCTCAAAGGTATCTTAAGGATGCAATAACCAACGTAATAAAAGGACTAAAATAATGATCGACGCAATATCAAAACTAGTTGAGTCAGGTGTTATTGGAGAAGAAACAAAAGTTTCAATCGAAGAAGCATGGAACTCGCAAGTTAAAGAGAACAGAGATCAAGTAACTGCTGAACTTAGAGAAGAGTTTGCTAAAAGATATGAGCATGACAAAGGAAACATGGTGGAAGCCATTGATAAGATGATGTCAGAAAAATTATCTGAAGAAATTAGCAAATTTGTTGAGGACAGAAAGTCACTTGCACAAGAAAAAATTGCTTACAAAGAAAGCGTAGGCAAACACTCAGGCAAATTAGAAGAGTTTGTATTAAGCAAATTAACTAATGAGCTTAAGGAATTACACACTGACAGACAAGGTGTTCACGAAAACTTTAAAAAATTAGAAGAGTTTGTAGTAAAAGCTCTTGCTACAGAAATTAAAGAATTTGCTGAAGACAAAAAAGGTGTTGTAGAAACAAAAGTCAAACTAGTGAAAGAAGCCAAAGTACAATTGGCAAAACTAAAAGAAACTTTCATTAAGAGATCTGCTAAAGTTGTAGAATCTGCAGTTTCCAAAAAATTAGGTCAAGAAATTGATCAATTAAAAGAAGATATTGGAAATGCTAGAGAAATTAACTTTGGTAAGAAAATATTCGAAGCGTTTGCTTCAGAGTACCAAGCATCATACTTGAATGAGAAGTCGGAAACGTCTAAACTCATGAAAGTTGTTGACGAAAGCACTTTGAAACTTAAAGACGCAGAGAAAGCCATCGAAGAAAAGAACGCGGTGATTGAATCCAAGCAGAAAGAAATTTCTATTGCAAACGATTTGATGGAACGTAAGGAAACGATGGGTTCTTTACTTAGACCTCTAAGTAAGGAAAAAGCAGAAGTAATGTCTCAACTGTTAGAATCAGTTCAAACAGGGAAACTTAAATCTGCATACGACAAGTATCTTCCAGCAGTTATGGATGACAAACCAGTTGCACAGGCAAAGAAAATTATTTCCGAGTCTTCAGGCGACAAAGCGGATGTCAGACAGACTAGAGGAGATGCTGATATTAACAGTATCCGTAAATTAGCGGGTATATAACAAACATAAGGGGAAAGATCAAATGTCAGATATATTTGAATCTAAATGGGGCGAAACAAAAGCCGCATTAACTGAAGGTTTAGCAGGCAACAAGAAAAAGACAATGGACGTTGTGTTAGAAAACACAAAAAGACATTTGTCTGAGCAAGCCACTGCAGGTGCGACATCTGCTGGTAACGTTGCTACGTTAAACAGGGTTATTCTTCCAGTAATCAGAAGGGTTATGCCAACTGTGATCGCGAACGAGATCGTAGGTGTACAACCAATGTCTGGTCCTGTAGGACAAATCCACACATTAAGAATAAGATATGCAGACACAGTAGCGTCAAACGCGACAGCTGGTGAAGAAGCATTATCTCCATTCAAGATTGCGAAAGCATACTCTGGTAATACCAACAACACAACTCCTAAAGCGGCTTCAACAGCATCTTTAGAAGGTACTGCTGGTAAAAGATTATCAATTCAAATCTTGAAACAACCTGTTGAAGCTAAATCAAGAAAACTATCAGCTAGATGGACTTTTGAAGCGGCTCAAGATGCACAAGCACAACAAGGTATCGATGTAGAAGCAGAAATCATGGCGGCATTAGCTCAAGAGATTACTGCAGAAATCGACCAAGAAATCATTGGATCATTAAGAACATTAGCAGGAACTGCTTCTGAGTCTTTTGACCAAAGTGCTGTATCAGGTACTGCAACATTCGTGGGTGATGAACACGCGGCATTAGCAGTATTAATCAACAGAGTTGCAAACCAAATCGCAACTAGAACAAGAAGAGGCGCTGGAAACTACGCAGTAGTATCTCCAACAGCTTTAACTATTCTTCAATCTGCTACAACTTCAGCGTTCGCAAGATCAACTGAAGGTACATTTGAGTCACCAACAAATACAAAATTTGTAGGTACTTTAAATGCGGCGATGAGAGTATACGTTGATGCATACGCTTCTGATAACACTTCAATACTTGTAGGTTACAAAGGTGCAAGTGAGGCAGATGCTCCGGCATTTTATTGTCCTTACATACCTTTAATGAGCTCAGGTGTTGTTCTAGATCCAGCTACTTTCGAACCAGTAGTAGGCTTCTTAACAAGATACGGTTATGTAGAGTTAACTAACACTGCATCATCTCTTGGTAACGCGGCTGACTACGTAGGTTTAGTAGGTGTGAACTCAACGAACCTAAAATTCAAGTAAGTCTTTTACTTCAATTTCAAAAAGGGGGCATTTATTGTCCCCTTTTTTTTTACCTTAAATAAAGCATGCCACAAACAAAAACCCTAATTGTGCCAATGTACAACGGTTGCCCAACCACACAGTACAATTCAAAAAACGTTGCGGATCTACAACGTTTAGTTGCTTCTAGAAAAATTAGAACAGTAATTGACATAGGTGCTTGGTGGGGTCCGTGGACTCTTGAAATGTTAAGCACTGCTGAAAATGTAAAATGTTTTGAAGCCAATGTTGACATACAGCCACTACTTGCAGAAAATTTAAAGGAATATTCAAACGTTGAAATACACAATGTTGCACTATCAAGTCAACAAGGAATTGGTTACATGGGACCGGAAACACACTCTGGCACTTATGGAATGAAAAGAAAAATTTTTTTCGGAAAAAATTATGGAAACAAAGTGCAGACACAGACACTAGATCATTACAATTTTAAAGAAGTGGATATAATAAAAATTGATGTTGAAGGCCACGAACATGATGTGTTAATGGGTGCAATAGAAACTATTAAAAGCAATAAACCTCTAATACAGGTTGAAATTAAAAAAAGCCATAAACAAGCGGTGTATCAATTGTTTAAAGAACTAGGCTTGAAAAGGATTTACAAAAGATTTCCAGATCAAATTTGGAGTTTTTAACAAAGTATTGTATAATAACACATGGAATATTGTTTTCATCATGTACCAAAAACAGCAGGCAGTTCATTACAATTACGCCTTGCACACAGAGAGCATATAGGACAATTACCTAAAGGGTCAACACTAGTTGTGTATCCTATGTACAACGAAATGAGCTTCTATAGAGTAAGCGAAGACCCCGGATTTGATGCTGATAAACCCATCAAAGAAGCATTCTTACGCACACATAAAAATTCTAGTAGTGATGGTACTGCATCAATTGTTTGTGGGCATTACACAAACATTAAACAACCAGGCAAGCATTTTTTATGGTTAAGAGAACCTCTCGCAAGAGATGTCAGTCACTACAATTATGACGCAAAATATAAAAATACCTTGGATGATAATTTTACAAACCACTTATCAATGATGTCTGGAAATTTTTTAGTTTTATGGCTATATGGAAAATATTTAGGTAAACACGACTCAGTGTCAATGGAACACAGATACAATACTGTGGTTGAAACTTTAAAAAAAGAAAAAGTAACTGTGTATGATTCTGACAAATTTGAAGAATCGTGGGACAAAATTTGTGCAGAACTAAAAATTGATAAAGAACCTAGACTACAATCTAATAGGTCAGGAAAAGATTACAAAAAATTAAAAAATATTTCCGACTGCACCGACGAATTTAAATTATGGCATAGGAGTTATAACAACTATGATTATAAACTTTATGAACAGTTTTGTAAGTAGTTAAAGAATTTTTTTCACCGTCATAATACAGCCAATCCAAATAAGGCCGTTTTACTTCACTGTAATAGTTCTAAATAATTCTGCGATTCAATAAGAATCGTATAACAAAAGGAGATCCAATATGGACATTCTTAATAAAATAAAAGGCTGGGCTAAATCTTTATCAGAAGTTGGCGTAGGTCTTATCGCCCTGGGTATCGTACTCGAGATACTGTTTAAAGGTCAAAACATTCCGTTCTGGCCGAACATTCAAGTTATCGAGGGGATCACAGGAATGGTGAAAACATTTTCTGCTGAAGGCTTGACAGGCCTAGTTGCAGTATACATATTATACTCAATCTACCAGAAGAAGTAGTCACTTAGTACACGGGGCGGTGTAGTTCTTACATCGCCCAAGCAAATAGTTAAATATAGCAATGCAAAATCTTTTTACAAACGGATGTTCTTACAATCAATGGAGAACAGTTGCACCACACAACGTACAAACATGTGTAGGACAAGAGATAGCCAAACACTATAACCTAGATTTGACTAATATGTCAGCTGGTGGCAAAGGCAATGATCGTATAGTGACCACTACAATGAACTGGTTTTTACAAAACTCTTCACGTATGAAAAATAGTTTTGCATTGATACAATGGTCTTCTGCCGCAAGATTTGATTATCCTAGGACCAACATCAAAAAAGAAGATATTTTTGAAGGGTTTGATCTACAATGGCGATCAATCAATGTCTTGAAAGATGGCAAACACGGAAAAGAAACTTTTGAACACTTTGCCAAGATGGACTTACCTGCCTGGTTACAACAAAAATATTTTAGTTGTGTCATAAATTTACAAAACTTTTTTAAAATACACAATATACCTTATTTGATGTACAACGGATTAGAAAATGACCTAGATACTGATGCAATAGAATTTGTAGCATTCAAAGAATATGTTCTTAAAAAAAGATTTTTCAAGTTTGATGATCCTAGGTGGGTTCACAGAAACTTTTGTGTAAGTAGAAATATGGAGTTACATAACGATGGCCATGCAAGTGAGATAGGCGTTAAAAAATACGCAAAATTATTGCAACGTTACATCGACTCTGAACAGCTCATGGAAAAACACCCGCTTTAAAAATTACCAAATACAAATAAATATCTACAGTTCAAACGTGCTTTTACATCTAAGTAAAAGACTTATGCGGATAACAACCGCGTACCTAGGAGAACTAGGATTGGACTCCTATTAAGGAGAAAACAAATGGGACGACCTATAAAAAAGACAAAAATGGCCAACAACGCTTCAGGTGTTGCAGGTAACATTGCGGTAACTGCGTACAGACCATCTGGTGCGGCTAAAGTTGATTCAACCACGGCTTATATTATAAACCAAAGAGGTTCTAAACTGTTCAAAATATCATTAGATGATTCATCTACTGGAATTTACGAACTTAAAGCAGTTGCACCAGGATCATTAGCAAATACTTCTAATCAGTTCTGTGTACAGATGATATTAGACGACTCAACCGTAGCTTATGTTGAAAAATTCTTCAACAACACTGTTCACTATGTGACAGCGGCAGGCACAACGGGTACAATCGTGTATCAATTGAATACAGAGGGTACTGACGAAGCCAATGTATCGGGTGTTGGTAACATCGACGTTATTACAGATCAGTAATATATTCGATCACGTGCTTATAAGGTGGGGGGAGTTTTTACTTCCCCCATTTTTCATATAAATATTACAAATGACAAAAATATTACGAACATCAGGCGCATATACCATATCAAGTGGCTCAGGATTGACTACATTTGAATCAGTAATCAAGTTAAATCCACAGACAAAGACACAATTAAATGCAAGATCAGATCTAGCAGATGGCATGATTGCAATGGCATCAGACGGTGACTCTACTCAAGATCGTCCTGTTTACTATAGTGGTGGCGTGTGGAGATATTTTTCAAATGATATTGAAATTTAGATATGAAAATAAACGAAATAACAAACATTAAAGAAGGCGCAGACTTCAGTGGTTATACTAAAAAAGACAACACCTATCGGGTAACAGATAACTTGCAAACAACCACACCACACAGAAGTAATTTTGCGGCTCGTGAAGTTTTAAAAAGACTAAGACTTGAAACAAATTTTGAAAACACTATGCCTATAGCAATTGATGATTTTATTCAAACAAGTATGGATTGGCTAAACAAAAACGTTGCTGACAAAGACACACAGGCCTATGATGAAATTGAAATGTACAACATAGAAGCAAATAAATTTAAAAAACAAGGAAGTACCCACGTAGGATTTAATTAAAATGAGATTTAAAGATATAGAAATTAACATCAAAGCATCACCCGACAAAGAAGATGAAGCATTATTACAACAATTAATTGGTGCCAAAGGTGCCACAGTTTCTACAGACACAGACGTACAAAATTCACAAAGCACAGGACCAGAAGACAATCCAGGAAAAGTAGCATCAGATGATCCCAACGACGCTCCAGCAGTTTATCCTTTACAACAAGAAATTGAAATGAAAAAAGCAGAACTAGGCAAAGATTCAGAAACTATTGCCAATGTTACAAAAGATCAACAGGACAAAGGACCAGAAGTAAAAGAAGAAGAGCCATTAGTACAGACGCCAGAAGTTACTGACGCACAACAACCCGGTATACCAGCGTCAATGAAAAATAAAGAACCAAAAAACGAGAGTGAATTTATTCAAACATTAAAAAAATTATCTGGCCAACAATAGGAGAGCGTAAATGGCATTCAGAAAACTAGTAGGTTCATACAAAGATTACACTTTATCAACAACAGTTATCGAAGACGGCTATCTTGCAGTAGACGTTGACACAGGAAGTTTAGTATTAGGAGACGGTACTACACCCGGCGGTATCGCAATAAGCACAGGCGGTTTAGGTGATATTACAGCAGTAGGCTCAACTCTTTTTGCACCATCAAGTGCGGACCTGACCCTAAAAACTTCAGGTGTAGGAGTTGTTGTTGTAGACGATACATTTAAAATTGGCACCGGAGCAAGTGTGACAACAATTTTAGACGAAGACAGTTTTAGCACAAACTCAGCCACAGCATTGGCCACGCAACAATCAATAAAAGCATATGTTGACGCACACATTTCTGATACACACGTTGGAGATTTATCAGTAATAGGTTCAACAATAGCCGCTCCTAGTAATGCAGATTTAACTTTGACATCAAGCAACGGTAATGTTGTAATTGAAGGCATTAGGATAGCAGGCACTACAATAGCCACAGAAGATTCAACTCCGGGTATAGAAATAGCAGGAAACTTAATTCCAAGTCAAAACGGTGTTTTCACACTTGGTAGTACCACCCGTAGATGGCAAACTGTATTTGTTGCCGCGGAAACAATTGACTTAGGCGGAGCCACAATCAAGTCAGATGGTTCTGGAGCATTAACTATAGCGGCCACCGGTGCAACTTTACCTATAGGATCAAAAGTAGCGGCTCAACCCATAGCTCTCAATGGTGCCACAGCAGGTACTGCGTCTAGACCAGTGCAAAAAGTTGGCATATTTGTAAGCGATGGCAGTACAACATTCACAGATGATCAACTGCTGGCGGGTACAGCAAACTTAGAACTGGAGTTTAATGCTACAGTAGAAGACGTACCTGTGTATACTGATGCAGGACAAACATTCACCCTTGCCAACGGAAGTGATCTTTCTGCTACTGCCGCAGGCATCACTCTGTTTCAATTTTAATTAAAATTACTTAAATACACATAAGTTAAAAGGAAATGCATTCCGTAAGTTTAACAAGGCGGAGCACAGAACTAAACTATGGCAGATAAAACACCAGTACGAGTCGTCTTTAACGCCTCAAATGTAGCCACAGGAATGGCAGAATTCCAATCCGGAGAGACCGTAGGAACGGCCTTTGGTGGTACAGGACTGTCTAGTATAGGTTCTTCATTACAGATTTTAAGAGTAAACGCCGCAGGTAGTGGACTTGAATTTAGCACACTTGAAGATCTAGGTGATATTGGATCAATTGGCTCAACTTTAACAGCACCTTCGAACGCAGATTTTACAATCCTTACAGCAGGTACAGGAAACATAATTTTAAATGATATTAGTATCAATGACAATACAATTACAACCAACAGATCCAACGATGATCTTAAACTCAGCGCCAGCGGTACAGGCACGGTACAATTAGAAAATTTAAAAGTAGGTACTAGCGGTGCCACAGTTACAACAATTTTGGATGAAGATGCAATGGGCAGTGATAGTGCTACATCACTTGCCACACAACAATCTATAAAAGCATATGTAGATACACACGATGCCAATATTGCATCTGACACATTAACATTTACAAATAAAACTTTTGACGTTGAAGGCACAGGTAACAGTATTAGTAATATTGATGTTGCAGATTTAAAATCTGGTGTACTTGATACAGACATTAGTTCTGTATCTGGCAGTGATGATACCTTGGCATCAGCAAAAGCAATCAAAGCATATGTAGATACACACGATGCCAATATTGCATCTGACACATTAACATTTACAAATAAAACTTTTGACGTTGAAGCTACTGGCAACAGTATTTCTAACATTGATGTTGCAGACTTAAAATCTGGTGTACTTGATACAAACATTAGTTCTGTATCTGGCAGTGATGACACATTGGCTTCCGCAAAAGCAATTAAAACTTATGTTGATGCACAGGTTACAGCATCCGACTTGGATTTTAGCACAGACGATTCTACAGCTTTATCTATTGATCTAGATAGTGAAACTTTACATTTTGCTGGTGGTACAGGCATAACAACAAGCTCTTCAACTAACACTGTAACATTTACAATTGACTCAACAGTTGCAACATTAACAGATTCACAAACACTTACAAATAAAAGTATAGATTTTGACAACAACACAATAACCAATATTGAAGTTGATAATCTTAAATCAGGTGTTTTAGACACAGACATATCAAGTGTTGCAGGCACAGACACAACATTGGCATCAGCAAAAGCAATTAAAACTTATGTTGATGCACAGGTTACCGCACAAGATTTAGATTTAGCAGGCGACAGCGGAACTGGAGCAGTAGATCTTGATTCACAATCACTTACCATTGCAGGTGGTACTGGGTTGGCATCTGTAGCAGGCAGTCAAACAGTTACATTAAACATTGATAGCACAGTGGCAACATTGGATGGTTCACAAACGCTAACAAACAAAGTATTAACAAGTCCAACAATTAACAGTCCAACTATTACGAACACGACTATTGTAGGTAATGCTACGATCGGTGCAGTAACAACAAACGAAATTGTATCTAATGGTTCAAACGCGGACATCACATTAGACCCAACAGGCACAGGTAATATTAATTTGACGGCAGGAGCTGATGTTGTAATACCTGTAAACATTGGTATAGTTTTAGATGGCGCAGGTGCAGAAAAAATAGAATCAGATGGCACAGACATATCAATCAGTGTAGGAGCAAATGGTGATATCAACATACCAGCAAACATTGGATTAACTTTTGGTACTGATGACGAAAAAATTGAAGGTGACGGCACAGACCTTATTATCACAGGTAACAATATAAAACTAACTGCCGCGGCAGATGTTATCATTCCAACCAATATAGGTTTGCACTTTACAGATGCAAATGAAAAAATTGAATCAGATGGTTCTAAACTTACAATCACATCGGGTGGTACAGCATTTGGTCTGCCAGTAGCAGATGGAGATAGTGGTCAAGCATTAATTACTGATGGTTCTGGTACACTAAGTTTTGGCACAGTAACCAGTACATTTTCTGATGACACGTTGGCTTCTGTGAAGTCAAACAAAGCAATAGGCACAGATGCCCAAGTAGTTGATTCATTCAGCGAAGCCGTTACAGATGCTGTTCATTACGTAATGGTTCAGAACGATATAACAAATGACAGAGTTAGCACAATGAGTTTCAATCTAGTACACAACGATACAACAGGTTTTGTAGGATCAATAAGAGGTTCAGGAACACACACATCAAATAATTTTTCTACATTCACTGCAGACAGTTCAAGTAACATGGTCAGACTAAAATTGGCTGGTCCTTCTGCTAATACGAAAGTTAGTATGTACAAAATTCCTTTATCAACTGCTAACACAGCAGATGCCACAAGAGGTAATACTGTGACCACTAGTAACACCGATGTTGATTCTTCAACTGAAAGTATTGATACTTTTGCTCATGCTAGTTTCCGAGCGGCAAAATACACAATCTTAATAGATGATAATGCAAAAACAGAATCAGGAGTTACAGAAGCTTTGGTTGTACACGATGGAACCAATGCATTTGTGTCACAATACGGAAATGTCAATACAGGAAACAATGACATGATCACTTTGTCTGCGGCTATAAGCGGTGATAACGTTGTATTAAGTGCCGCTGGCTTGACAACAAATTTAAATGTGACAGTGCATAAAATTTTATTATCAGACAGCATGACCGCGGCGGAAAACAGCAATCAAAAAGTCATTGGAGCAACAACAGTCAGTTCAAGTGCAACATCATTGGACACTTATAATCTAGACGAAACAACAGGAGCAGTATATTATGTGGTCGGAAAAAATGCCACAGAAGGGGTGTTCAGTGTGCAGGAAATTTTCACAGCGGCATCGTTCACAATTGCTTCAGTAGGAAATGGTGGTTTTGTATCAAGCAAAGAAACAACTCAATTAGAATTTACAGCAGGATTTTCAACCAGTGTTCACAACACATTTGAACTGAAATCAGCATCAACATCGGGTGCTTCCACAGTGGTTAACGCCTACAGAATAAACCTATTAGCCAGCTAAATACTATTGTAAAACAATGTTTTACATTTTAACAACAATCATGCGGGAGAAATGGAACCATGACAACACGTAACTTTAGAGTTAACAACGGCTTAGAAGTAGGAGATATAGTAATATCTGCTTCTGCCAACACCATCGTAGGCGGTGCAACAGCGGCGCCATCAGCTGATGGACAATTTGCCAATAAAAAATATGTAGACGATCAAATTGATCTAGCAACATTTATTGTAGCTGGCACAACCAACGTAACAGCGGCGGCAGGATCAGTCACAACCACTGTTGCTGGTGTAACAAACATGACTGCTACTGAAGGACATCTTAGAATACACGGTGACTTAACAGTAGACGGTGACAACACAGTAATAAACACTTCAACACTATCAGTTGAAGATAACATCATTGAACTAAACAGAAATATTTCAAGTGACCTTGGCATGCCAGCCATCACAGGTTTGGAAGTTAACAGAGGTGAAGGTTCTACTGCCGGAGCGATGAATTTGCTTTGGGCTTGGGACAACGGCTTTGAAGATGACGGTACTACAATTTTTGGAAACAGTGGTGGTGCTTGGACAGCATTCAGAAGATCAGCAGACAATGATTCAACACCAGAAGCAGGAGATTTAGTAGATATACGTGCAAACGTAATTCATGCTATTTCAACGTCAGCTCAATATGCGGACGTTGCGGAGCGATTTGCCGCAGATGCTCCAATGGCGGAAGGCGCAGTAGTAATGTTAGGTGGTTCACAAGAAATTACAGAAGTTAACAGTGAACTTTCAGACGATGTATACGGCGTTGTATCAACTAAACCAGCATATGCAATGAACGCTGGTGCAGGTAATAACGATTCACATCCTTTTGTGGCAATGACAGGAAGAACACCTGTAAGAGTTACAGGACCAGTAAGCAAAGGTCAAAGACTTGTTGCTTCGTCTATTAAAGGCACAGCAAGAGGTGTAACAGATTCAGACACAATCAATCCTTTCCATGTAATTGGCAGAGCATTAGAAAACAAATACGATGACAACGTTGATTTGGTAAATTGTGCAGTGAGAACAAACAACTAATAAGTATCTACACTTCCTAAGTAGTTAAAAAGGGTGGCTTCGGTCGCCCTTTTTTTTATAAATACATACACATATGTTTAAAGTAGGAAAAAATATTACACTCCACGCAGACACTTGGCTTGAATTCAAAGGCAATAACGATGCCGGAGATGAGATCAGAATAGGTTCGATCAAAGGTAGCATCAAAGACAACAAGAAAGGTGCAGACCAGAGCATAATACAGATAATTGGCAGAAAAGACGGACAGCACAAACCTCTATTAACCATCGCCAACAATGCCATCTACGCACATCGTGATGTTCCATTATGCCTGCAAACAGAAGACGGTTATAAGACCTTCTTGTCAGGTGCATCAACTACCAAAAGAAACATAGATCTACCTGATGACAACGGTACATTGATGATCAACAACAAAGGCAAAGTAATGGCAACAGACTTGCCCACTAGCGATCCTAGCAATTCTGGTCAACTTTGGAATGATAACGGTACTGTAAAAATTAGTGCTGGTTAATTAAGTTATAAGATCAAGTATAGTTTGCAACTTACCTTTAATTGCTTTGTTATTCAAAGTATTTTTAAGTCCACCATGTAGATTTTTTGGCCAACAGCCAAATGCGGTCCAACAGTATCCTGAATGCTCACCGTTCAATTTTGGGATAAATTCATTTGCGATTGCTATTACATACGTATTAAAATGAAACTTTTGATCGTTGGATGTAAAAAGTTCTAAAGGAATAACTTTTTTAAAAGCAGGAGCTTGTCCAACTTCTTCATTTATTTCTCTTTTCAAACCATCAAACGCTGATTCTGTCCATCTTGCTCTGCCACCAACCAACCCCCAAAGTCCTTTTGTTTTTGGATCATTTCTTTGTAAAAACAAAAATCTTTTAGTGCTTGTTGCATAGAATAATGCACCTGAGCAAATAATATTATTATCCATTTGTATTAATTATTTTAATGATTGACGTCTGAACCTGAACCTGATTGTCCTGAAACATCTTCATCAGCGTTGTACTGCGTAGAGCCACCTGGTAAAACCATAGTCCATTTACCAGCAATGTAGATACCCTCGTATGATTTGACCCAGCTGGTACCATTGAATCTATATTGTATACCTGTGTTTGAATTTGTTACGTAATTTTGTGTAGAGTCCGGATTAGATGCATCAAAGACAACTTCCCATTTGCCTTCGGTAGTGTTATATTGAATAATGTCATTTATTCCAGCTCTTAAATTACCCCATGCTTCTGCATCAATTGTGTTTGTTGAGTCACCTATTTGATCAGTGATTAAAAATCTCACATTTGAATTTGGAGTGCCTGGGTTGTAAGTTAAAGGATTTATAATTTTTGACACAGCAGTCAAGGTGTTTGCAGGTATAGTATCATTATCAATGTTGAATAACAATATAGTTTCGTCCAGGGGAGTAGTTGATATAGTGCCTACTATTTCGTTTCCACCTTCTTGCTGTAATTTTATTTGGCTAGTGCCATTTGTAATTTTTCCATATTGATCTAAAAGTATGTTCCAATTTACTGGAGGACCAAACGGCTCTAATGGGTCAAAGTTGCTTGGTTCTTTAGCTCCTGTATAAAAACCATCTCCGCCGGATTTGGTGTTAGTTCCGGTTGAACCAATTAGTCTTAGTTGATTGCCTGTTAAAAGGACATTAAAATTGTTTGGAGTAATATAATGTCTAGAAATTAAATCACCATCAATTAATCCTTTCGTAATACCGCCGTCATCGTCGTATATGCTCATAATAATTTTTTGTATCACGCCTAGTTTAGATATTTTAACTGGTGGACTTAACCAAATTGGCATACTAAATTTTATACTAGCAACATCTATTTCTGAATCAGCGCCAACAGGAATTGTTCTTGAACTAAATGAAATATCTGTTAGTTCTACATAACTTAAACTGGTCCAGTCTATGTAATTGTCTGACTTTTGAATTTCAAAATCTGGATTGAAAAGATATAATATTTGTTCTAAAATTTGTAATTTTTGATCTGTATTTGTTGTAAAAATATCACACGCCACGTTCAATCTAAAAGGAGATGGCATAACTTTTTCAACTGTATAGCCTGCACCAAGTTTATCCGTATATTCACCTGTTGCCTCATCGAACTGTCTTTCTTTTAAATGTTGTTTTTCTATATGATAAGGATTTTGCATCCTTTCTCTGTCGTAATCTAAACTAGTGACATAAGCCGCCATCCTTGGTGTATATTGTAAAGCGTTTTCTGAATTGTTACGTAAAATATTAGCAACTTGTCTTGTAATATCGCCATACATCACAGGAATACTTCTAAGTTTTACAGCACCATCACTACCTTTTCCTGTCTCAACAGAAAAATTACTTAAAATCCTTATAAATTGTGTAAGAAACTTTCTAATCTGTCCTTCGTAAAAATGTAACATTAATTGTCAGCCTTTGGTTTCAATGCGTCGGTCAGTGCTTGTCTTTGTTCTACAGTCAAACCATTAATTGTTTGCGTGTCTGATTCATTGATAAACTTTGTTTTGTAATTAGCTCTACTATCGTTGTTGGTTTTAGTAATTCTTACAGAGTCTTCAATTTTCACCCATCTTAAACCGTCATATCTAAAAAGCCTATTAGGTAAAAAATCTGTCCTTAAGAAATAGTCACCTTTATCAACTCCGCTGGTAGGAAAACTAGTTCCAAATCCTGCAGGATAACCATTGGGTGCAACACCATCTCCGTCCAAATAAAAGCCATAATGACTTGAGGCCGGTGTGTCAAGCACTGCGTTTACGGTATTGTCTGAACTTGCTAATGTTTGATCATCGTTAATATTTTTAGTTCTTATGTTACCTCTTTCATCAATAGGTGCCACATAATATTGTTTATAATTGAATCCTGCCTTAGGAGCATCTTCTTCGGCTTGATTTACAACAGCATCATTAATATCTTTTTCTTTATTAAATGTGCTCATGTAACTTGCTAAAGAACCTTCTGTTTCAGCATCGCCAATAATGTCTCTAAATTCTTGTGCGTCAACAATTGTTTTTAATTTTAATCTTAATAAATGAGGCCACCAAGTTTGAGAAAATCCTTCAGCGGCTCTGTTAACATCTTCAATCACATAGTACCTTTTTAAAGCAATTGGTATACTAGCATCTAAACTGAAATCATCCTTCATGTGCGGAAATTCAACAACATCTCCCGACATTGGTTTTCTTCCAATTCTCTCTACTATATCGTTCATATGCACAGTCATGAACAAAGTATCATTTTGTAAAAACATTCCAAATTGACTTAAATTGAAATCAACATCTTGCACATTGTATATGCCTCTTATTGTGTATATGTCAGGTGCATATTGTCTGTCCCTGTTTTCTAAAAACAACAAATCTTGAATGGTTCTTTCGTTAGTTTCGCTGGATGCGTAATTTGGTTGTGTTGGTGATGCCGCCCCATCTTTGTTAGTATCACCTTGTTTATACGGTCCTAGATATTTGTGGAAATGCACATCTGTACCGCCGACTGTAAACATCTCTTTAATGTTACGATCAAAAAATTTATAGTCATGGCCTTTTTCTGGCTTAAAAATAGATAGTCGTGGCATATCACACATATTTATTGTAATGATGTTAACGGTAAATATGTGCATGTCAGAACTACAAACCATGCAACAAGAAGTATTCGATTATGTCAAAAATAATCTTGGTGAGGGCATGATTGAGGTTGAATTGGACCCAAAACACTACGAAACTGCACTAGAAAGAGCAATAAACAGATACAGACAGAGATCATCAAATGCTGTTGAAGAATCTTATGCTTTTTTAACTTTAAAACAGAACCAGAACAAATACATTTTGCCAGACGAAGTTATTAATGTGAGAAAATTGTTTAGAAGAACAGTTGGCTCTAGAACCGAAGGCGGAGAAGGTGGTACACTGTTTGAACCGTTTAACCTAGCCTACACAAACACATATCTTTTAAGAGCAGGTGCCACAGGTGGCCTTGCAACTTACTATGCTTTTGCAAGTTATCAAGAATTAGTTGGGAAATTATTTGGCAGTTTTATTCAGTTTCACTATGATGTTGCAACAAAACAATTAACAATCACACAGCGTCCAAGAGCTGATGATGAAACAATTCTTATGCACACTGATAACTTTAGACCTGATATTACACTGCTAAAAGATATCTATTCTAAACCGTGGATAAGAGATTACACACTTGCAGTTTGCAAAACTATATTAGGTGAAGCCAGAGGAAAATTTAACACTATTGCTGGACCACAGGGTGGTACAACATTAAATGGTGCTGAACTTAAATTACAAGGTGTTGCAGAAATGGAACGACTTGATCTTGAAATTAAAGACTTTGCTGACGGTGGCACACCACATAGTTTTGTTATCGGTTAATTCTTTTTCTTCCTACATTAAATAAAACAAAAACCGAACAGGCAAACATTATGGCGCAACTACCAAAAAAAATATCTAACCTTACCTTTAAAGAACTAGAAGACATGGTTTCTTCACTTGAAAATATAGCTAAAATTGCAGTTAATGAAAGTATCCGAAACCTAATCATTAAGACAATTAGACAAACAAAAATAGAACTTGAAAAACGTATAAAATCCTGTTAATATAATTTAATGTTAATAGGATTAGTAGGATTGATTGGTTCTGGTAAAGACACTGTGGCTAGCAGACTGGTGTCTCATCACGGGTTTATACAAGATTCATTTGCAAAAAGTTTAAAAGATGCTGTTGCTAACATATTCAATTGGGATAGAGAACTCCTTGAAGGTGATACAAAAGAATCTAGAGTATGGAGAGAACAGCCAGATGATTTTTGGAGTAAAAAATTTGGTAAGCCTGTTACACCAAGATGGGTATTACAATACTTTGGCACAGAAGTTTGTAGAGGCAATATGCTAGATTCCATTTGGGTAGATTCTTGCATGGTTAGATACACAGGCAAAAACACAGTAATTTCAGACACAAGATTTGTAAACGAAATAAAACAAATAAGAGCGCAAGGCGGAAAAATTGTGCTAGTGAAACGTACAAAAATGCCAAACAAACAAGAAATGATTGAGGCAGGCGCACACAAATCAGAATGGGATTGGATTGGTGCTGACTACGATTATGTTCTAGAAAATACAAACACTATTGAATCTTTATACAAGCAAATATATGATATGACTAATTATCTACTTCCAGATCTCCAAGAGACCAACCGAGATTCTGCGTAGATTTCAATCTTTGGCAATTAGCACAAATAGTTTTTAAATTATATACGGAAGTGTTGTTTCTGTTTCCATCAACATGATATACATCCATCTGAGTTGAATTTACTTGCTTGAATCCACACAATTCACACTTTCTTTTTTTGCGGTATCCATCTTTATGCCATTTTGGTGAGTATCCTGTTTTTAACTTGTTTTTCTTCCTGATACAAGCATCACATTGACTTCTCCAATAGATAACTTTACCCTTTTTATAGGCATATGCACGAGGCATGTTTCTACAGTTTTTACATAACGGTCTTTTCATTAACTGTATTTACGTGCCCTATATAGGTACCTTTATAAGTGGCGGTTTCTTGCTGTTTTGTGAAAACTACAATAAATAGAGCAATAGAACACTTGCAAGGAGTTAAAACATATGGCAAATTTAGTTAGTCCAGGAGTAAACGTTTCAGTAGTAGATGAAAGTTTTTACGTACCATCAGATGCAGGTACAACTCCACTTATAATAGTAGCATCTGGACAAGACAAAAAGAACGGAGCAGGTGACGGCACAGCGTCTGGCACACAAACAGCAAACGCTAACACTGCTTTTTTAATATCATCACAAAGAGAATTAACAGAAACATTTGGTGATCCAAAATTTTATACAGATGCGGCGGGTAACTCATTAAACGGTTATGAATTAAATGAATATGGACTACAAGCGGCTTACTCATTCCTTGGAGTAGCTAACAAAGCATTTATTTTAAGAGTTAATGTAGACACTGACGACTTAATTGGTTCAACAACAGCGCCAACTGACAGACCAGTGAACGGTACATATTGGTTTGACCTTACAAGTTCAACTATTGGACTATTTGAATGGTCAGCAACTAATCAAGCATTTACAACAATTACTGCAAAATACATTACGTCAACAAGTGACTTAGTAGGAGGTTCAACTACAGGAGCACCTTTAACAAGTTATGGTTCAAAAGGCCAATACGCTATAAACACTACAACAGTAACTAATCCAATATATTTTAAAAACGACGCCAACAGTTGGGTACAAGTAGGGTCAACTGATTGGCACATTAGTCATCCAACAATTGAAGGAACTGCAACATCAGGCACATTAACAAACGCACACACGATTGTTATAAATGGAGTTACAGTAACCTTATCAGGAACAACTTTTGCAAACTTAGCAACTTCAATAAACAATGCGGCAGTTCCAGGTGTTACAGCGGCAGTTGATGCAGTTTCAGGAAAAGTTGAAATTTATCACAACGGTACAAACTATGGTGATTCAGTAGGCGGTGCTAACACAATAGACATCGAAGCTGGCACAGGTACAATTTTAACAACAACAGGTATCACAGCAGGCACTTATAAAGGTGCAGAATTTTTACAAGCGGCACACTCTAGCAGACCAACTTGGAAAACTGCAGAAGATGACAGACCAACAGGATCGGTTTGGTTTAAAACTACAACACCTAATGGTGGAACTGACATAATTTCAAAATTATACAGTTCAACTACAGCTTCTTTCAGTACAGTTAGTACACCAATGTATGCTAACAACCACACTGCTATTTTCAACTTAGATCCAAACTTAGGTGGAACAGGATTAACAGCAGGCGACTTATATGCACAATTTAATGTTACAGAACAAACTGCTGTCAACGACACTGACGTAACATTACCAGTAGGTGATTTCCAAATATTAAGATACGAAGGTGGAGAAACAATTGTAACTTCAAAAACTACATTTGCAACTGCATTACAGGGTACTTTTGTTATGGCTGAATCTATAAAAGGACAAGCGGCACTTTCAAGCAAGACTGTAACAGTTTCCAACTTAGATGGTTCAACAGTTGCAGACGCAGAAGACTTTGTAGCAGGCATATCAAGTGCAGGATTTACAAACGTTGAAGCATCAGTGGTGTCTTCAGGACAATTCAAAGGTGCAATTCAAATCAAACACAAACTAGGTGGTGAGATTAGAATGTATGATGTAACCAATACTCCATTAGCAACTGCAGGCTTTAGTGCCTCAACTGCTCATTCGTATGGCACATTCACAACAAATTCATCAACATTAATAGACAATCTTTATGATGTACCAGCAGGTGCTACAGAAGATTCAACAGCACTTCCAGCAACAATAATTGCAACAAATTGGAAGCGTCTATCGTACACAGCATCAACAACTGAACCAACAAATGAACCAGCAGACGGAACATTATGGTACAATACAAACTTAGATGCTGACATCATGGTACACAATGGTACAACGTTCAAAGGTTACTTAGAAGTTTATGCAAGTACAGATCCAAATGGTCCACAGTTTAGTGCAACTGAACCAACTACACAATCAGATGGTACAGCATTGGCTAACAATGACTTATGGATTGACACGTCAGACTTAGAAAACTATCCACAACTTTACAGATACAACACATCTGCAACAATAAGTTCAACAAACACTTCAAATGGAACAACTGTTACAACAACAGGTGCTAAATTTGAACTAATTGACAAAGCAGATCAAACAACAGAAGACGGAGTTCTATTTGCAGATGCAAGATATCATACCACAGCAGATGCTAAACCAGGCAGTGCTACAGGTGCAGGAACAGCAAGTTCAATAAAAGATCTTTTAAGCGATGACTTTTTAGATCCAGATGCTCCTGATCCGGCTTTATTTCCACAATCTATATTGTTATTCAACACAAGAAGATCAGGATACAATGTTAAAGAATACAAAAACAATTACATATCAACAACTGTATACCCAGGTTCGGGTTCAACTGGCTTAGGAAACGTAAGACAAAGTAACGAAACAGTAAACAATTACTATCCAGACAGATGGGTTACAAAATCTACTAATAATGCAGACGGTTCTGGAACTTTTGGAAGAAAAGCACAGAGACAAGTTGTTGTAAATCAATTAAAATCAGAGATAGATACAAACCAAGCCATTAGAGAAGATCAAAGAGGATTTAATGTTATTGCTTGTCCTGGTTACCCAGAAGTTATATCTAACATGATTGGCCTAAACACAGACAGAAACAGTACAGCGTTTGTAGTAGGTGACACACCATTAAGACTGGCAGGTACATCAACAGCAGTGAGCAACTGGGCAAATAATTCAGCAGGCGCAACAAGCGACGGCGAAGACGGCCTAACATCTGCAAGTGACCAATTAGGAATATTTTATCCTTCAGGTCAGACTACAGACAACACAGGTACAGCAATTGTTGTTCCACCAGCACACATGATATTAAGAGTGTTGGCAAACAACGACAACATTGGCTTCCCATGGTTTGCACCAGCGGGTACTAGAAGAGGTATTGTTGACAATGCAACAGGAGTAGGTCACATAGACAGTGCTACTGGCGAGTTTGAAGCAGTGTCATTAACTGAATCAACTAGAGATGCATTACACACAGCAAAAATAAATCCAATTACTTTCTTTAGCGGAGCAGGTATAGTAAACTTTGGAAACTTAACTAAAGTATCGGGTACATCAGCTCTTGACAGAATAAATGTTTCAAGATTGGTTGTGTTTTTAAGAACACAATTAGATGCTATTGCAAAACCTTTCATATTCGAACCTAATGATCAATTAACTAGAAATGAAATTAAACAAGCAATTGAATCGTTCATGTTAGAACTTGTTGGACAAAGAGCATTATTTGACTTCTTAGTAGTTTGTGATGATACAAACAACACACCTACTAGAATAGACAGAAATGAACTATATGTTGACATAGCAATTGAGCCAGTTAAATCAGTTGAATTTATCTACATACCATTAAGAATTAAAAACACAGGAGAGATTGCAAATTTAGGGAACTAATTTTGGAATAAATAGGAGAAACATATGGCAATATCGACTTTATCAAAATTTACAGTACCTTTAGCAAACGACCAAAGTTCAGCATCACAAGGTTTGTTGATGCCAAAATTACAGTATCGTTTTAGAGTAATATTGGAAAACTTTGGTGTTTCTACTCCAAGGTCAGAATTAACAAAACAAGTAATAGATGCTTCAAGACCAAATTTAACTTTTGACAACATAACACTAGATGTTTACAACTCAAAAGTTTACATGGCAGGCAAACATACTTGGGATCCAATTACCATAACAGTAAGAGATGACGTAAACAACGCAGTGACTAAATTAGTTGGTGAACAAGTTCAGAAACAATTTGATTTCTTTGAACAAGCATCAGCGGCATCTGGTATTGATTACAAATTTACTTCAAGAATTGAAATGCTTGATGGTGGTAACGGTGCAAGTACTCCAAATGTATTAGAAACATTTGAATTATATGGTGCTTACATTGAGTCAGTGAACTACAACACATTGGCGTATGCTACATCAGATCCAGCAACAATTACTATGAACATCAGATACGACAATGCTATTCAAACTCCACAAGGAACAGGAATAGGCACAGCAGTAACTAGAACAATAAGCACTCTAGCAACTGGCGGTGGTATCTAATAAAAAATTCGCATTTGTAAAGTAAAAAGAGCGCCTTTAACGGCGCTTTTTTTATGGCCATAAATATCATTATGCCAAGTATAAACAACTTTTTAAATTCATTTTCAAACGGTTTACCCGGCATGAAAGATTATCGTCATGCTTCGAGATTGTATCTTGATGACAACTTTAAACTTTTACCAAAACAGAAATTTTTATTTCATACAGTTTTCAACATTGACAATACTATTCCTTTCAGAGCATTTACAAACAACGAACAATTAGAACTTAATATGTTAGTAAAGAATGCTGACCTTCCAAAATTTGACATGAACTTAGAAGAAAAGCAACAGTACAATAAAAAAACTTATATAGGAACCAAAATAAGCTACGCACCTGTGACAATTACATTCCATGACGATCATGCCGATACTGTGAATGCTTTTTGGAAAGCATATTATGAATACAACATAGCAGATTCTCTGACTGCAGAGTTTGGCCTGAACGGCAATAATACTAAAGACAATATGTATGATCCACTAAGTGATGGATTGGTTACTCAATACGGAAGAGATGGTGCCCAAAAGAGAAAAAAACCTTTCTTAAAAAACATAGAAATATTTTGTTTACACAAACAAAGATTTACATCATTCACACTGGTTAATCCGGTCATTGGATCATGGTCTCATGATAATCTTGACCAAACAGACGGACAAGGGATTATGCAAAATACTATGCAAATATTTTATGAAACAGTTCTATATGGTGCGGGACTTGTAAAAAATAACGGCGTTCCTGGTTTTGCAAAAATACATTATGACTTGGAACCTTCTCCTTTATCAGTATTAGGTGGAGGCACTACAAGCATATTTGGTCCAGGAGGTATAGTGGACGGTATTGGTTCTGTTATAAGAGATATTAACGACAATAATTTTAGTGTGGCAACAATTTTGAGAGGCATCAACACTTACAACAATGCAAAAAAAATTAAGGCCAAAGATGCAGTCAAAGAAGAAATAAAAGGAATTGTAAAAGAAGGAGTAATTGATTTTGGCAAACAAGCCGGCACAATTACTAATCCTGTAGGAAACTTCAGTGTAGGAAGTGCCGCAGTTGCCAATGTTGCAACAGTTGCGGCTCTTGCCACAGCAAAAGGATATATTGACAGCAACAACGCTACTAACACAAATGTTGTTGCTACAGCCAATGTAAGTTACGGTGATTTTTTAACTCCTACCGAAGCAACAACTTTAGTTACTACTAATGAAATTGCAAAAGACAAAGTTGCATCCGCATTGTACTATCAACAAGTAGGATCTAGAAATAATATTACAATAGCCGAAAGTGACATTGCATATGCCGCTCTAAGTAATATTGCAAAAGATGTATATAGAAATCAAGTCAATACTAAAGTGAATAATTTAGTTGCTACTGGATATTTAAAAATAAGTAGAAACACACAAAACGTTAGTATAACAGCAGAAAAGGTTAATGTATAATGAGTGAATTTTATTCAAATCTTCCACAAAAAGACAAAGACAGTTTAGACAAGACACAAGACAATTTAGTCAAGAATGTGTATCAAGAAAAATTCCAATTTAATGTAAATGATTATGATTCTACTATTGGCTTTTTTGTTAAGAGAGGATTCTCAAGACAAACTGCTGAAGATACCGCATATATGATTCTTAAACAGGCAAAAATTGATAGCACACCAATTGGTAAAATACTTGATTCATTGACTTATGCTAATCCCACAACACTTTCAGAATTAGTTTCAACAATTCTTAATGCCAACAGATACAAGTCTAGTAGATTAGGAGTAAGAACAAATAGAACTGCTAAAGACGTTGTATCAAGAAACATAGTTGACTAATGACTCTTCCAAGATTTGCTCGAGGAAAGTTTTCGCCAAAAAACACAGGAAAATACATTGGCTTAAAAACACCAACATACAGAAGTAGTTGGGAACATTCATTTATGAGATTGTGTGATGAACACCCAAATGTATATCAATGGGCTAGCGAATCTATAAAAATTCCCTACAGACATCCTATATCAGGAAAGTACACAGTCTATGTTCCAGATTTTTTTATAGTTTACATGGACAAGAACGGAAAAAAACATGCCGAGATGGTTGAAGTTAAACCTAAATCGCAAATGACCATGGAGGCGGCTGGTAAAAGTATGGGCAAAAGAAAGCAAGTTGTTATCAATTACGCTAAATGGGAAGCGGCCACTGCCTATGCAAAGCAAAGAAAAATTAGATTTAGAGTTGTGTCAGAAGAAGACTTATTTCATAACGGAACTCGTAAGTAAATAAAACATGACAAAAAAATTAGAAGAAATACTTAATTTACCAAATGTTAAAGCTGAGTTTTCAAAAGTAGACAAAAAAGATAAAGAAAAAAAGTTTAATGAAAACATAGTAGGAAAAAATCTTGATCCTAAAACACAAGAAGCTTTAAAAAAAACGTATGCAGAATTTGATAAAGTTGCCGCCGCTTTGCCCCAAGTAAAAGGACTGGGTGAGTTATCAGATCTAGAACTAGACAAGTTAGCATTAGAGGCGGAAGAGTCATATAAAAACTTAATGGATTTAGGAATGAACGTAGACTCTAGATATTCTGGTAGAATATTTGAAGTTGCAAGTACAATGTTAAGGAACGCAATAGATGCCAAAAGTAACAAGATTGATAAGAAACTTAAAATGGTAGAATTACAGTTAAAAAAGCTCAAAATTGACAAGGATGGCAATGACGATATAGGCGACACTGTAGAAGCAGAGGGCACTATAATAACAGATCGAAACGAATTAATGAAAAAACTAATGAAGAAAGACTAAATACAGCACTATGGGTGATTTCAGAAAATATCTATCAGAATCTGCACAACAATACGATTATCGTATTAAAGTAGCAGGCGAATTAGACAAAGATTTTGGTACAAAATTAGAACAAGGACTTCAAAAATTTGAAGTTGAAAAACTTTCAGCAGGTAAAACAACTCCAATACAAGAAGCACCGTTAGACTTCCCACAATTTAAAAATACAAATGTTACAATTTACGAATTAACAACAAATTATCCAGCGTCTGTATTTGAAATGGCAGAATACATTGCCAATTATATGAATCTAGCAAGAAATCAAGTTGTTGTTAAAAAGCCAGGTGAAGCAACTGAAGAATATCAAGACGCTATGGCTAAAGAAAAAGACGAATCAGAATTTAAATCAGTTCTACAAGATGTGGAATACAAAGATGCACCAGAAGTTCCAAAAGAAAAAGCATTTGGCGACCAAGCAAATCAAAGTTTGTTTAAACAATTATTAAAAGACAGAAAAGAAAAAATTGAAGCAGAGAAAAAAGAAACTGCACAACCACAAATGGAAAAAAATCCAAAAGGTACAATGAGTCCATTAAGCAAATCAGACAACAAACACCCAGACCCAAAAAGGAAATAACACTATGGAAATGATCGACATACTAGCAAAGTTAAGAGAATACGAAAGAGCAGGACAAAGTGTTGGTGATGCAATTAAAAGCACTGAAATGACTCAACCTAAAATGGACGAAGTTGGCGGAATGTCAGATGTACACATTGGTGCACAAGAATTTATTGGAGATTACGTTGATGATAACGGTGATCTTAAAATGCCAAAAGCGGATGTAATGAAAGCAATGGCTACAGAAAAAACCAAAGCAACATTTCCACAAAGTTACGAAATAGAAACTGCAATGAAGATGGTTGATGAAAAATTTGATGACATGGGAAAAGCAGTTGAAGAAACTGTAGAACCAACTGTTGAAACAAAAGCAAAACCAGATTATATCGACTTAGACAAAGACGGTAACAAAACAGAGCCAATGAAAAAAGCGGCAAAGGATAAAGAAATGAAAAAAGAAATTAAAGAAGACATTCACGTAACCTCAGACAGTCCACAAGAAATGGGTATGATGATGCAAATTTTAAAACTAGCAGGTGTAAAACCAGTTGATGCAAAAATGATGGGTGCAGAAGAACCAACAGATATGCCAACTGATGAAACAGAACTTGCAAATTCGCCAGCAGGATATCACGGTGATCAAAAAGTTCAATCAATTGATGATTTAGTAAATTTACACTCGGGTGGATTAAACAGACAAAAAGTTCAAGTCAAAAAAGGCCATCCAGGCGACAACGAACTTACAGCAGAAGACCTTGCTAACAGTTTGACTACACAGTACGAAAGTTTCAAAAAAACTTACCAAGCAGAAGCTAAAAAACAATCACCTTATGCAATCGGTATGGCTCAAGCAATGAAATCAACTGGTGACAAACCACCTTTAGAAAAAAGCACAATTAAAAAAGCTCACAATATTGCTGACAAGATCAAAAGCAAAAAGTAATACTTTAGCAAGCTAATTTTACCTTAAATACATTACTATGGCGTATGTATCATTAGACAGCGACCAAATTAAAAAGGCGCACAAGAAACACAAATATACAAAAGATCAAGTGTTACAACTTGAAAAATGTATGGACGAAAAAGTTGGTCCACTTTTCTTTATGGAAAGTTTTATGAAGATTCAACATCCTACTAAAGGATCAATGTCTTTTAAACCTTTTGATTATCAAAAAAGATTAATACAAAGTTACAATGATCATAGGTTTAGTATTGCTATGCTACCAAGACAAACTGGTAAAACAACCTGTGCATCAGGATATCTAATTTGGTACGCCATGTTTAAACCAGATTCTCAAATACTAATTGCGGCACACAAATATGCAGGTGCATCAGACATCATGTCAAGAGTGCGTTATGCCTATGAAATGTTGCCTAGTTGGATCAAGGCAGGTGTAACACAGTACAACAGAAACAGTATTGAATTTGATAACGGTTCAAAAATTATGGCAACCACCACAACAGAAAACACAGGACGGGGTATGTCCTTGACATTAATATATTGTGATGAGTTTGCATTCGTTCAACCACCTGAAAAAGCAGTTGAGTTTTGGACTTCACTGTCTCCAACTTTGAGTACAGGAGGAAAATGTCTAATTACCTCAACGCCTAATTCAGATGAAGATCAATTTGCATTGATATGGAAAGAAGCCTGCAAAAGATATGATGACTTTGGCAATGACAATATTGTAGGCACAAACGGTTTTTATGCCATGAAAGCCCATTGGTCGGAACACCCTGACAGAGATGAAGCATGGGCAGAACAAGAAAAGTCAAGAATTGGCGATGAAAGATTTAGAAGGGAACACGAATGTGAATTCTTAATTTACGATGAAACATTAATATCAAGTGTGAGATTAGTTGAACTTGAAGGTGTTGACCCAGTATTAAATCAAGGACAAGTTAGATGGTACTCAAAACCAAAACCTAAACACACCTATATGGTGGCCCTGGATCCATCACTAGGATCAGGTGGTGATTACTCGGCCATACAGGTATTTGAACTACCTACATTTAAACAGGTAGCCGAATGGCATCATAACACCACACCCGCTAATCATCAAATAAGAATTTTACAAAGTATTACAAAATATATTCACGAAACAATAATAGAACAAGATTCAACTGCCAACCCTAGTATATTTTACAGTATGGAAAATAACACACTTGGTGAAGCGGCATTAAACAGAGTCATGGACATAGGTGAAGAAAACATAATGGGTGCATTTTTAAGTGAACCTATTAGAAAAGGACACAGACGTAAGTTTAGAAGAGGATTTAACACAACAGCAAAACATAAAATTGATGCCTGTGCAAAATTCAAAGAACTTGTTGAAAATAATAAAATGGAGCTCAATTCAAAACCTCTTATATCTGAATTAAAAAACTTTGTTGCTTCAGGAGTAAGTTACAAAGGCAAGCCCGGCGAACACGACGATCTTGTAAGTTCTTGTTTGTTAGCAACTCGTATGATTAAGGTGTTAGCAGATTTTGATCCACAAATATTTGAGCAATGGACCAATAGAACATCTGAATACACAGCACCAATGCCTATTTTTGCCAACCTCGGCACATAGTTTAAATAACATTATATGCAAAAAATATTATGCTTGGCTGACAACTCGTCTGGCAAGGCGTGGGGACACAAATTAACTGAAAAATATGCTAAGGAAAATAGTATTACATTTAGAGGCGCCCTACCAGAAAGTAATAAATTAGAAGCAGGCTGTTATTATGCAGGCCCAGTTATTTCCCAACAAAAAGACATTATTGAAAGTGCTAAAAAATTTGACAAAATAGTTTTACTAGATCAAACACAAGAACAATTTTCACACTCACGTATTTTTTTAGCAATGTGGAAACTTGTAAAAGACATGGAAGCGTTGGGTTTGAAACTTGAAATTATTAACAAAAATAATATGGCATACCTTGATAATTGGGAAAAGATTTTCAGTAACAATAAGAGTATTTGTATGAATCCCTGGATACTGATGCACGATGGGCAAGACGGCAATACAAATTTATGTGGAAGAAATTGGGATAAAATTAAAAAAAGAGAAGATATAGTAAATTGGAAAACAGATCCAGCATATAGTAAAGTTAGGAATAAAATGCTAAAAGGAGAAAAAATTTCTGGCTGTAGGGAGTGTTACTTTTTTGAAAAAAAAGGAATGAGAGACATGAGATGGACTGATTCTTTTGACTGGATTACACGTTTAAAAATAAAATCTCCAGACGATCTCAAAAAAATTAAAGATCCTGCGTATTTTGAAATTAGACCTTCAAACAAATGTAATTTAAAATGTAGAATGTGTAGGCCTAAATGGAGTCATCTTATAGCAGAAGAGACAAGTAAAATACAAGACAAAAAATTTCAATCAATAGTAAGACCAGAAACAGATCCAATTGTAAACACTCCTAGTTTTAATTTAGTAAATTTAGACTCAATGGTAAGAATTTATATTGCAGGAGGTGAACCTACGGTAATGCCATCGGTTTACGCATTCTTACGTAAATGTATTGCCAAAGGAAAAACAGATTTTGAAATTAATATCAATACAAATGCAGTAAAAATAAGTGACAAACTTTTTGATCTTTTTTCAAAGTTTCCTAAATTATGGTTTACCTGCAGTATAGACGGCATAGGAAAAACTACAGAATATGTTAGATGGGGGACAACAAGTAAAAAACAAATTGAAAACATTCACAGGTTAAAAAAGAACGGGGCAGGCATACACATTATATCAGTATTATCTATGTACACTGTCCATGAGATAGGAGAAACAATGAATTTTTTTGACAAAGAGTTTCCTTATGCTACTATACAACTTAATTACGCTGGGTACAGAAATGATATTTTATCAGCGTTGAACCATCCTAATAGAGAAATGATTTTAAAAAGTTTACAAAAAGCAAAACAAACAAAATGCTATTATCATCAAGAAAGAGGGTCAAGGACTATGGTTGATGGACTTTACGATCATTATTCTAAAAATAATAAGTTTGACAAAGAAAAATTAAAAAACTTCTTCTATTATAACGATACCTTAGACAAACATAGAGGTTCAAAATTAGCGGCCTATATACCACAATTAGAAGAATGTAGAAAATACATAAAATAGCTATAAATACAATATGATCTCAGAAAAAACATCAAATGACCTTTTTGCTAAAATAAGAAGCAAATTTGGCAATATTACTATAGGTGATAGTGAGGGTAGTGCAACAGCAGATCCAAAACAAGCAGTATTTTTTGACTTTGAATTCACAGAAGACGAAGACAAGTTCGGTCGAGTAAGCATAAGTTTAGCTGATGGCGAGTCGATGAAGGTGTTTTACAATCGAGACATGGTTGCTAAAATTGAAGAAGACGACAAAAGTGATTGGTATGCGTTTATTAAAGAACTAAAAGATTTTGCTGTTGAACATCAATTAGAATTTGATATTAGAGACATTACTAAAACGAACCTAACGAAGCAGGATTATCAAAATCTTGCAGATGCAAACAAAACGGTAAATACTGACGAAATGCAAGAAGAACTAAACAGAATCACAAAATTAGCAGGTATAGAAGTCAAAGAAGGTTTAACAGGAACACGTAAAAGTTCGTACGAAAACTTAGACAAAACTAGATTAATAGTTAGACACACAGGACCAGTTGATGAAAATGTGCCTGGTGCAAGATCAAGACACATAAATTCAATGTATATTGAAAACGAAGACGGTGAAAGATTCAAATATCCTGTGATTCATTTAGCAGGTGCAAGAGCAATGACAAGACACGTTGCCAATGGTGGAAGACCACATGACGACTTTGGTCAACACATTATACAAACTTCTGAAGACATTGCAAAATTATCTTCATTTCAAAGATATGTTTCAAACAAAGATCAATTAAATGATTCAGCCGGTGATATCATAGAACAAACAAAATTACAATTAGAAAACTTAAGAATGTATGTAAAAAATATTAGCAAACAAGGCCATTATGAAACAGCAATAGGAGACTATAAAAAATCTGAAGCAGTTGAACTAGATGACGAAACTGCTAATTCATACAAAGACAAATTTACATTAAAAAATTTAGATAATAGAGTAGAAGACGCTTTACCAATTATTCATAGAGTAATGCAAGAATACGACACACCAGAAAAAAGAGCGGAAAGAGAAAAAATGATGAAATCGTTTATGGCTAAAGGTGGAGAAGTTGAAAAAGTTCAACCTGGAATCACAGCGTTCAAAGGCAAAGAACTGAAACCTAAATTTAAAAATGACGGAGATGCTGAAGATATGAAAGAATTCAAAGACAAAGAAGCAGACATGCCAGCGCCAGTTGATCACGGTGCAGTTGTACAAGGCTTTTTAGCAGACCCTGCAAAAAAACTAGTTTTAAGAAAAGACGACACTGCTGACAACATGCTAAAAGTTACAAAATTTACAAACAAAAACACAATGTTAAGTTCTATACTTTCTGATATTGCAAGTAGAATGCTTACAAAGGGTGGTGAAGAAGACAGAGTGGCAAACTTTGCTTCAAGAGTCGCAGATGAATTAGACGGAGAAGGACAACCTTTTTTCAAACCAACTAAAGACTACGTAAAAAATAAAAAAATTGCAATTCAATTGGCAAAAAGATATATTGATGATTACAAAAAAATGCAAGCGGATGCTACATACGGTGACGAAATAAGAATGGAACCAGGTGCTTACGCTCCTAAAAAAGACAGACAAGGCAAGGCCAAAGAAGCAGAACAATTTGAAACTTGGGCAGACAATGTTGAACTAGAAGGACAAGGTTCAAAAATTAAACCTTATGTGTCAATGTACAGGGGTGAAGACGGCAAAATGGTATACGATGTATTAGATGCTCACAGCAACTCAGCAATGAAAACTGCTGACGGAGATGCGGCAGAGAAGTTTTTACATAAAAATTACGATATGCTTAGAAAAGGTGAAGCAGTCGAAACAGAAGAAACTCCAAAAACAGAAGGCAATGAATTTGCACAGGCAGTGCAAAAAGCCAAAGCGGCAGGCATGAAGTCTGGAGATAAATTTAAAGTAGGCGACAAAGAGTACACACTGAAAGATGCTATTGAACTAGCAGGCTTAAATTTAAATGAATTTTTCCAAGAAGAAGAAACAGAAGTTAAAGAATCAATAACCGAATCCAAAGAAGACAACACTGCGTCAAACATTGCAGGCGTTGAGGACGAACTAACCAGAATCGTCAAATTAGCAAAATACCAATAATAGTAGTAGACTTTAGATAAATAAGTGTGTATATTAAGTGTAATGCTTAAGATACATTTAGGCACAAACAAACATAGGCACAACTAAAGGAGGCTTACATTATGGCTACATTGGCTGAAATAAGAGCGAAGTTAAAATCCCAAGAAGTGAATCGCTCCACTTCTAACACAGGCGGAGACAACGCCATATATCCACATTGGAATATACAGGAAGGACAAGAAGCAGTTCTAAGATTCTTACCAGATAAGGATTCTGCAAACACTTTTTTCTGGACTGAAAGGAACATGATCAAACTGCCATTTGCAGGGATCAAAGGACAAACAGATTCAAGACCTGTACAGGTACAAGTACCTTGTATGGAGATGTACGGAAAAACTTGTCCAATTCTTACAGAGGTAAGACCATGGTTCAAAGACAAATCAATGGAAGACATGGGTAGAAAATATTGGAAGAAAAAATCATACATTTTCCAAGGTTTTGTTACACAAAATCCATTAAATGAAGATGCAACACCAGAGAATCCAATAAGAAGATTTATTATTGGTCCTCAAATTTTTAACATTATCAGAGCGGCACTACTTGATCCAGAAATGGAAGAACTGCCAACTGATTACGTGAAAGGTGTTGACTTTAGAATAACTAAAACGTCAAAAGGTGGTTATGCAGACTACTCAACATCAAAATGGTCAAGAAGAGAAAGACCACTTGATGAAGCAGAAAGAGCCGCAATTGACAAAAATAGTTTACACAATTTGTCGGACTTTAGACCCAAAGAACCAACCGATGCAGAAGTAAAAATAATCAAAGAATTATTTGAAAAATCTGTAGACGGTGAGGCTTATGATCTTGAGAAGTATGGACAATACTTTAGACCAGCAGGCATGGCGGCTATGACAGGTAATAGAACACCTGTTGCTAGTGCACCAGCAACTGCAACAACAACTGAAACAAAAGCAGAAACAGTTGTAGAAGCGGCAAAACCTGCAGAGTCTACTCCTGCTCCAGCACAGCCAAACACAGACAGTGCTAAAAGAGCGGAAGACATCTTAAAGTTAATAAGATCAAGACAAGCGAAGTAAACACAAATTACCATTGGCTTCAGCAAACATATTGACACTGAAGCCAAACGGTAGTATTATTATAGTATGAAAAACAAAATTAAAAAAGCAATTGACTGGATATTATACAAACAAGTTCCTGCATGGGCAATATTGGTTGTGATAGTACTCTGGATAATATTATAGGACACACATGACAAAAGTATTTGACGCTACAAAATTTAGAAAAAGTATTACAAAAAGTATTCAAGGATTAGGCATAGGATTTAATGATCCAACAGATTGGATTTCAACAGGAAACTTTGCCTTAAACTATTTGATATCCGGAGACTTTGAAAAAGGAATTCCCCTAGGCAAAGTATCAGTACTTGCCGGTGAGTCTGGTGCAGGTAAATCATATATTGCATCAGGCAACATTATTAAAAATGCACAGGATCAAGGAATATTTGTAATATTAGTTGATTCTGAGAATGCACTAGACGAAGCATGGTTGAAAGCACTAGGCGTTGACACAGATGAAAAAAAATTATTAAAATTAAGTTTATCAATGGTTGATGATGTAGCAAAAACTGTATCTGAGTTTATGAAAGAATACAAAGCAGAACACTCGGAGAACAGAGAAGCCGCACCAAAAGTTTTATTTGTAGTTGACTCGTTAGGTATGTTGCTTACTCCAACTGACGTAGATCAGTTTAACAAAGGTGAGATGAAAGGTGACTTGGGTCGTAAGCCTAAGGCATTGACAGCTCTTGTAAGAAACTGTGTTAATATGTTTGGTTCATGGAACGTAGGACTTATGGCTACGAACCACACATACGCATCGCAAGATATGTTTGATCCAGACGACAAGATATCAGGAGGACAAGGATTTATATATGCGTCTAGTATTGTTGTTGCAATGAAGAAACTTAAATTAAAAGAAGATGAAGCAGGCAACAAAGTTACAGATGTACGAGGTATTAGAGCGGCTTGTAAAGTAATGAAAACAAGGTATGCTAAACCTTTTGAAAGTGTACAAGTTAAAATTCCATACGAAACAGGAATGAATCCGTATTCAGGATTGCTTGATTTATTTGAGAAAAAAGGCATAATAAAGCAACAAGGTAACAGATTAAAGTATGTTGATCCTAAAGGGGTAGAGATAATAGAGTTCCGAAAAAACTGGACAGGTGATAAATTAACAAAAGTCATGCATGACTTTGCTAATATAACTGACCAGGAGACAGCAGAAGATGGAACAGACAATGGATAGTACGCACATTGAAGAAATTTGGACTACTATTTCCCACTACGTACCCGAAAGACAAAAACTAGATTGTGCAGTTGACTTTGTAAAAACATTAGTTGACCAAAGCATAGATTATCAAATTTTAAAGGCGTCAATGGAATATGACGAAAAACTTACCGAAGCAATCAAAATTGTTCTAGAAGACGATGCAGACGATGCTTACGGTGATAACGACAACGACGAAAACTGGCGTGAGGATTAATGGGTTGGTATACAACAGTAAGCAAAGACATTTCTAAAATTCCTGATTGCATAATACATTACAACGACGAATATAAATCTGCACGTAAAGAATGCGGTATCTGGGGCAATTTAGAAAGAGCTAGTGCATCTATGCCTGGAATAGTAGAACACAGATTTCAACAACTACAAGAGATTGAAGCAATATTAGAATATCTTAACATTGAACGTAGACGTTTAAGAGCTGAAAGATTTAAAAAATATTTAGAAAATTATCAAAGAGCATTAAGTTCTAGAGATTGTGAAAAATATGTTGACGGCGAAGCAGACGTTGTTGATTTAGAAAAAATTATAAATGAATTTGCTCTTTTACGTAATCGTTGGTTAGGCATCACCAAAGGGTTAGATCAAAAACAATGGCAAATTACAAACATTGTAAAATTAAGAGTAGCAGGAATGGAAGATGCCACTATCAAGTAGAATAATACTTACAGACGTTGACGGAGTACTACTGCAATGGGAAAAACATTTCAGTAAATGGATGACAATGAGAGGTTTTGAATTGCAATCTGGTTATCACAAAACATATTCAATGGAGGAACGTTATGGTATTAAGAAAATTTTAAAAGAAAATTTAATAGAAGAATTTAATAGATCCGCGTGGATGGCGATACAAGAACCCATGCCTGACTCACAAACATGGGTAAAATTACTACACGCAGAAGGTTGGACTTTTATTCCAATCACATCACAAACAATGGACATACCAGCACAAGAATTAAGAAAAAGAAGATTAAAAGATTTGTTTGGTGGCACTGTTTTTGAGAATTTTATTATACTTAAAACAGGTGATCACAAAGATTCTGCACTTGCTGAATTTCACGGTACAGGACTTTGGTGGATAGAAGACAAGTGGACAAATGCAAAAAAAGGTCTTGAGTACGGGCTGAAGCCAATACTTTATAGCCATAGTTACAACGAAGAATTTTACGATGAAAATATTACAAGAGTAAATAATTGGTCAGAAATACATAAACTAGTAACCTAAAGAAAATAATATCAAATGCAAGTACACAGCGATAAACCAAAAATGAAAATATTAATCTGTGGCTTGCCCGGATCAGGAAAAACTACATTAGCACAAAAATTGGTACCAATGCTAAATGCAGTATGGCTTAATGCAGATGAAGTAAGAAAAAAAGCAAACGATTGGGATTTTTCTCCCGAAGGTAGAACTAGACAAGCAAACAGAATGAAAGACATGGCAGAAGCCGCAGTGAAAGAAAACAGAAATGTAATTGCTGATTTTGTCTGTCCAACAGAAAAAACAAGAGAAGACTTTAACGCTGATTATGTAATCTGGATGGACACAATAAAAGAAGGTAGATTTGAAGACACAAATAAAATGTTTGTACCACCTAAACATTTTAATTACAAAGTACCACATATGGACGCAGAGATGTGGGCGTTTTTAATTAAACAGGATATAGATAAAAATGAAAAATAATTGGGACAATAGAAAACCAACGGCACAAATGTTAGGCAGATGGCAACCATGGCATGCGGGCCATCAAAAACTATTTGAAGAAATCTTAAAGAAAACAGGACAAGTTTTAATAATGGTTAGAGATGTAAAAGGGATAGATGACAATCCATTTGATTTTGAAACTGTAAAAGCTAACATTGAAACTGCACTTGAACAATATACTGGACAATTTAAAATTATTTTAGTGCCTAATATTACAAATATATGTTATGGCAGAGGTGTTGGTTATAAAATAGAAGAAATTGTGCTACCAGAAGCAGTTCAAAAAATATCAGCCACTAAAATAAGACAAAAAATGAGGGACAGCGGACAGCTAAACTAAAGCTCTATTCCGTGTCCTTGTTTAATAAAACAAAGTTCAACACAGTTAGAATTATTTCTTAATTGTCTGTTAGTACGCACAGTGTACCCTGCTTGTTCATAGAGTTCTACTATTGAGTCTAGTTTAGCAAATGCTTCATCAGTGTTGCCAATGTACATTTCGCACTCAACTAAAACTATTATTGGTTGCAATTTTAAATCTTGTATTTCTTTAAGCATTTCATACCAACGTCCTTCAATGTCTAATTTAATTACATCAACATTAGGACCATGTGTATCAAGTATTGATTTTAAATTAATTGTTTCTACTTCTATTATGTTGTAAAATATTTCGGGTTTGTCTAATTGATAACATTTTAAACTTTCATCAATTGCATAAAAATTTAATGTTTTTCCGCTTTCAGTATCGTATGCTTTTGGTGTATGTTCAATTTTATAGTTTCCTCTATTAGCACTGTCTACTGTTTGTTGTGATAACGGTGTTGGATCAAAAGTTAAAATTTTTGCTTTTTTATTATACTTTCTACAAGCTAGTTCAAATCTAATTTCTCTTGATACACCAAAACACCAGAACATTCTACTTTCGTTTCTGATGCTGTTAGGTATGCTGTATTGTTTGTGCCTACTCCACCCTTTGGTATTTGTTTCAACTTTTGTATCGCCCTCACAAGGAGTAAAAGGAAACTTTTGTTCATATGCTCTACAACGTTCGGAAATTTTCATGTGCTGATATTTATAGTGTAAATATGACTATGAAAGTTTATGTAGGACACGACAGCAGAGAAGATATTGCTTACCAAGTGTGTGAACACAGTATTAAAAGAAGAGACCCATCAGCTGAAGTTATACCATTAAAACAAAGACAGATGAGAGAACAGGGTATGTACACCAGACCTGTTGATAAATTAGCATCTACAGAATTTACATTTACAAGATTTTTTATTCCTTACCTAAACGATTTTAAAGGTTGGGCAGTGTTTTGTGATTGTGATTTTGTATGGCAAATTCCTAGTCATGAATTAGTAAAATACTGTGACCCATCGAAAGCAGTTGTCTGTGTGCAACACGATTACAAACCCAAAGAAGGCACAAAAATGGACGGGCAAGTACAAACAGTATATCCTAGAAAAAATTGGTCAAGCATGGTGCTTTGGAACTGCGAACATCCAAAGAACAAACTGCTCACTCCAGAATTACTAAACGAAAAAGATGCAAAATTTTTACACAGATTTAGTTGGTTGGAAGACAATGAAATTGGACAACTTCCTCTAGAATACAATTGGCTTGTTGAGTGGTACAAAGAACCACAAGATGGCAAACCAAAAATACTACACTACACAGAGGGTGGTCCATGGTTTGATGGATACAGAGAGTGCGAATATGCCGACGTGTGGAAAAAAGAATTAATCAACCTATTTTCAAGTTAATGATTACAGTATTAGACAAATTTGATCCTGCCAAACACTACTTTGAAGATCCGTATCCTCACGTAATAATAGAAGATGCACTACCCGAAGACGTATATAAAAAATTATACAACAATTGGCCAGTACAGGAAATAAAAGACAAACTTGAAATTATCGGCGGACACACTTTTAGATATATGTCTAATGATGTATTGAATAAAAAAATTGTGCCTGTATCTGAAGACTGGGAAAACTTTTTTAAAGCTCATACCTCCCAAGAATATTATAGTAAGGTTTTAAATTTGTTTGAAAAACATATACAACATATAGACTTTTTAAAACAACAAAAAGTTGCTGTAAGAGGTTCGGGAGAAAGCAAAGTTGTTACTGAAACACAATTTGTTATACATAATCCAGTAAAAGAAACAACAAGAACTGATCATTTGGATAATCCTGTTGAAATTTATGCAGGACTATTGTATATGCGTAAACCTGAAGATAAAGCAGAAGGTGGAGATTTTGTAATTTACAAATCTGATCCTGTGTTTGAAGTATCAAGACAAAACGGTAGAGAACTGTTAGAAAAAACAAAAAGAGAAGTTGTTAAAACTATAAAATATAAGCCAAATTGTTTTGTAATGTTCTTAAACACAAATAGAGCTGTGCATGGAGTGACTCCAAGATTAAATTCTGAGACAGAAAGATTAAGCATAAACATCATTGCTGAAGTTACAGACAGACAATACAAAATGTTTCCTATTAAAAAAGTATAATGCAGGACGTACTTCAAAAAACTCTAGACAAAAAATATGAAGCAGGATTTACTACGAACGTAGAATCTGAAACTTTACCCCCTGGACTTAACGAAAATACTGTAAGACAAATTAGTAAAATTAAAAAAGAACCTAAATGGTTGTTAAATTTTAGACTAAAAGCATTTGACAGATGGAAAATTTTAAAAAAACCTAATTGGGCCAACCTAGACATTGAGCCCATTGACTATCAAGCAATGAGTTATTACTCAGCACCAAAAAAAGGCCCTGCATCATATGATGAAGTTGATCCTGAGATCAAGAAGGATTTTGAAAGACTAGGAATACCTTTACATGAAAGATCAAAACTTGCTGGAGTGGCTGTTGACGCTGTATTTGATTCTGTATCAGTCGCTACAACCTTTTCAGATGAATTAAAAAAGATGGGAATCATCTTTTGCAGTTTTAGTGAAGCAGTGCAGAACCATCCTAAACTAGTAAAAAAGTATTTGGGTTCGGTAATCCCGATCAGTGACCATAGTTTTGCGGCCTTAAACAGTGCAGTGTTCACAGACGGATCCTTTGTGTATATTCCACCAGGAGTAAGATGCCCAATGGAATTATCAACATACTTTAGAATAAATGCGGCCAACACAGGACAATTTGAAAGAACACTTATCATAGCAGAAAGAGACAGTTATGTCAGTTACCTTGAAGGGTGTACAGCACCTATGAGAGATGAGAATCAATTGCATGCCGCCAATGTTGAATTGGTTGCGTTGGATAATGCAGAAATAAAGTATTCAACTATACAGAATTGGTATCCTGGAGATCCTATCACAGGCAAAGGTGGTATCTACAACTTTGTTACCAAACGTGGCAAGTGCATAGGAAAACACAGTAAGATAACTTGGACACAGTTTGAAACAGGATCTAGATTGACTTGGAAGTATCCAAGTTGTATTTTAATGGGTGATCACAGTGTGGGAGAATTTTACAGTGTGGCTTTGACCAATGGTAGACAACAAGCAGACACAGGAACCAAAATGATACACATAGGCAAAAACACCAAAAGCACAATCATATCAAAAGGTATAAGTGCAGGCAAAAGTGCCAACACCTATCGTGGAGAAGTAAAGATAATGAAACGGGCAACCAACAGTAGAAACTTTACTCAGTGTGACAGTTTAATGATGGGATCAGGATGTAGTGCTTCAACTGTGCCTGTGATATCAAATAGAAACAGCAGTTCAACTTGTGAACACGAAGCAACCACAAGCAAGTTGAGTGACGAGCAGATGTTTTACTGTATGCAAAGAGGCATACCAACTGAAGACACAATTAATATGTTGGTTAGTGGCTTTTGTAAAGAAGTATTTCAAAAATTACCAATGGAGTTTGCCGCAGAAGCAAATAAACTGCTAGAAATAAGCATGGAAGGATCTGTAGGTTAAAAAAATATGAGTTACACAACACCAATACTAGGTAGAATAGAAACTGCTCCAAAAACAGATAAATTTATTAAATGCACACATCCTATAGAGCCTAACAAATACGATGCCTTATACGAACATTGGGGCAAGCCAACATATGGTGCTTGGGAACAATTTTTAGTAAACAATGACGTAACCATGTTGTCCTGGTGTGAAGAAATCCATGCGGATTATAGAGAAAACGATGACACATGGTATGGTACATACTTCTTTTTACAACGCACAGATCGTACTAACGTATCAATTATGATTGACGGACACGATGTTACTATATCGCCAAATTATATGCTTTTGTGTAAGAGGAAATTAAATTGGCAACTAAAAAATCCTAAAAAAAACAAAGCCGGTACAAAATTATTAAATGTGAGATTAGAATTTGACCCCGAGACTGGAAAAAGACTAGACTTACTTTGTAAATATTAGATAATCTTAAAATTTTTTAAAATTGATATAGCAGTGCCGTTTGCATATTCTTCTGGCGTAAATTGTTGATAAGCCAAACTGTTCAGCCATTTTGTAGGTTCATGATAAAGAGGTTTTTCTATATTATTTAGATTTGTTTCTGCAATTGGCGAAGCAAAACTTCTTGTGCTACATATAACAGGAATTCCTGTCGCTAAAGATTCAACAGCACTAATACTACAACTTGTCACACAACAGTAAGCATTTTTTAGATCTTCTGCTAAGGGTATGGTAGCTACAGCAGGACCACTGGTTCCTTTTCCTCTTGGTTTATTTCTAATCTTAATTGGACGATCTGTGTGTTTTTTTATTTCTTTGATTGTCTCATCAAGCCAATTTGGCACTCCAAGATACAAATGAACTCCTGCACTACTAGGACAAATTAAAATATATTCTTTTCCCGGATTATGTTCTTTAACAGTAATATTAAATTTTTTAAATCTATCAGAGTCACAATCTAAAATTTTTGTTGTATGGATATTGTCCTTACAAAATCTCCAATAATGATTGTTGGGTTGTAAATTGTTGTTGTCAAATCTTCCAAAATACGGAGTATCTGTAAACCAATAAGTTTGTCCGCGTTCTGCAATTTGATGTATAAGATTAGTGTTATTATTGACAAGACCCCAAAACATAGAGTCGTTGTCGTCGTTTAGATAGTAAGGCAAACTGTTGTCTGCAATTTTTACTGCAGATGGCCAGCTTGTTTGTATGCCTTTAAAAACTTCCCAACATTTACTCTGTGGTTTATTACTTGGTGCGTAAATTGTTAGCATCAATAAACTCCATTAGTTGTTTTGCCCATAGTGTGTGCCCTTGTGTATTTGGGTGCGGATCATTTTTTGAACTTATATAACCGTGTTTGTGAATGTATTCCTGCTGAGAATAATCAATTTTAAAATATCTTTTTTTATCTATTTGATCGTATAGTATTTTCATATCAGGATTTGTTAATCCCCAATTTTGTTTAAGTGAATTGTACATTACATACTCTATATCGTTCAACTTAAAAAAGTTTTGTAAATCTAAAACCTGTGTTACAATTCTTTTTGCAGAAGTCATTTCAATATCGTATCCTTTTTGTTTCATTACAAATCTTAATGCAGTTGGTTCTTGTACTTTCCAAGTACGCCAAGTTGTTTTACTCCAAGGAAAACGTCCTGCTTTCCATCCGTCATTCGTTACATAATCCATTCGTTCAGCACTGCTCCACCCAATAATAGCAAAAAACTTTTCTTTATTTTGTGCAAAAAATAATTTTGTTGTAAAGCATATTCTATCGTTACCTCTACCACCTGCGGCTGAATCAATTAATGGAACTTGCCAGTTGTCTGCAATCACTTTAGTAGTATATGTTTCTATGCCATCTTTTGGTCTTGGCCCTAAAAAACTACAACCATTTGAGAATATCTTCATTTATTTTGTTTGCACCTTTCTAACTAGATCTTCATCTACACTCCATGTGCCATTAAAAGCATAACACTTTCTTCTTTTTTGTTTTATATGATAATCTTTTAAATGTCTTGCAAACAATAAAGGATCATTAATTACACAATTTTTTCCATCATCATCAATTAATTTTATTTGTTTTTTTGCTGGCAATTCTTTACTGAAGTGTAAATTTTTTAATCTCTTAATGTGTCCTACTACGTATTTGAATACTTTAGTACTATAATCTCTCAATGGGTCATCGGCCATTAATGGATTATAGTCTATTGTTCTTTGCTTTGAATCTTGTTTATTCAATGCGTTGTATTTTCTTTGAATCATTAAGAAGAAACAATCCATCATATATTGCAACTTTTCAAATTCATATTGATTCTGTCCTGGTTGCCATACTGCACAAACAAAGTCAGGATGTAAAATATGATATGCATTCATGATTGATTTTGCAGTCCAATCATTGTCAGCACCAGGTAAACTAAGATTAAAAATTGCCACCCGTTTAAGTGACGGTATTTGATTTTTTAATTCTTTTTCAACAAGTGCTTTAAAAACTGCAAAAGGCCATTTGTCCTTGCCATACACAGTGTCACCACCACTGATAAGAATTCGATAATCATATTTGTTGCTTTTAATTTGACAGTCCTTAAAGTTATCCCATTGGATATAACTGTTTGCTGTATAATCTAGTTTTTCAAACGGATCTGTGATGTATTGATCTTTACCAAAAGGTTCTGGTATATAGCCACGTTTAAAATTATTTGAGCCATAACGCTCTGTGAATTGGTCCATGCTGTTATTTAATAGGGTGTGGCAATGCACGATAATTACTGTTGATGAGTTCACTCACAAAAATAATTGAAAGTAAAAACTGGTTTCTTAAGCGCGGTGACAAAATTGATAATGGTGATGTTTACAAAGTAGATTACCACAAAGACCAACCTTTTAGAGTTTTTAGTAGTCCGCCAACTTTTATGATAGAATTTAATAATGTAAAAGCGCATACGTTGCCACTCTTGCACACAGAAGATAATGAAATTATTAGTGATCATATTTGGCCAATACTATCTAAGTTTAAGGCCAAACCATACAAACACGGCCTGTGGAGCATGCCATGGAATCAAAAAAATAGAAGCCACATTGACCTAAAAATTCCTGAAGTTTCAAAGACGTTTAACGAACAGGATACCTATGTGTGGTTGCCAATTGATAAAGAAAGTGCAGGCAATCCATGGCACATATGGATAGATTTAATATCAAAATTTAGATTGATAGAAAAAAGATATGGCCGTAGTTGGCAATCAATTGTTCCAATATTGCCAAATAGAAGTGCCTATTTTGATAAAGTTGCCAAGCATTGTTTTCCTAATTTAAAATATTATGTAATGCCCAGAGGTGAAACTTGGGCGTTCAAACATTTACTAGTGCCATCAATGAGCAACGTTCATGACGGTATCACAAATGCTGACATGGTGCGATGGCTAAGACACAAATTTTCACCAAAAATTAAAGTAAAACCATTTAGGAAGTTATGGATCAGTAGAAAAAATGCTGTAGCAAGACATATACAAAACGAACAAGCACTGTTTATGAAATTAAAAGGTTGGGAATTTGTTCAACTAGAAAAATTACCTATAGGAAAACAAATGCAAATTTTTGCAGAAGCAAAATCTATAATTGCACCACATGGCGCTGGCCTTACAAATTTATTATGGTGCCAATCAGGCACAAGAATTTTAGAATTTCAAAGAGATACTATGCTAGGTAAAAAAGTTTATCCAGTACTAGCACATCATTTGGACCTGCCGTTTACTACACGTTGTCCTGATATAAAAGAAGAAGAGTTGATTGATGGGAAAAAGCCCCCGGGAGTAAAACGGCTAAATGACTTGTTTAAGTTTGATTTACAATGGACATATTTAAAAAACTCAATGGAAGAGGCAGGGATAAAAGAATGATAAACGTTGCTGGTATTCATACAACTAAACCACGAACACAAAGATATGTAGAATCCTTTGTAAAAGGCACTCCAGGCGAATACAAAATTTATAACTTTAGAGACCTTAAAGAATTGCCTCCTGAACATTTAGTAATGTACGGAATTCTTGCAGGATCCGGTGAAGTATATAAATGGTGTGAGAAAGAAAATCGTGATTTTTATTTTATGGACCATGGCTATTTTACAAATGCTCATGATAAACCTCACTGGTTGCGAATTACAAAGAATGCACACTGTCAAAACAAAATGATAACAGATAAACCTGATCGATATGAAAAATATTTCAAAAGAGATTTAAAACCGTGGAACAAAGCAGGAAAGAAAATTTTAGTTTTGCCTCCTACAAATGCAGTAGCAAATCATTTCAATGCACAAAGTTGGTTAGATGATACAATAAAAACATTAAAAAATAGCACAGATAGAGAAATTGACATTAGAGAAAAGCCATACAATCCAACAATTGCAGTTGACCATGTTGGCGCCACTGTAAAAATTGATAAGCCCACGAACCACCAAGGATTAATCAATTGGAATGACTATTTTGCAACAGTGCTTTATAACAGCAACACTATGATTGCGAGTCTAACTAATGGAGTACCTGTGTTCTGTGACACAGACAACAGTGCGGCTTTACCAATTTCAGAAACTGATTTTAGTAAAATTGAAACTCCAAAATATGAAGATAGGATTGCATTGTTTTCCAATTTAGCGTATAATAATTTTACAATGGAAGAAATGCAAAAAGGAGTTGCATGGAATATATTACATGGCTGATAGATTAAAACCCGAACATAAAGAAATAGTAGAAAAAATAAGAATACTAGAAAAAGAGATTGCTCCAACAAAGCACAATTTTAAGCGTTATAGAAATTATTTTTTACCAAAAGAAATTGTTTTAAAATCTAGTAGCGTTATGAGTTTTGGTGTTGGAGGTGATGTTGGCTTTGAAAAACTTTTACTAACTGATAATCCTAACTTAGAAGTTGAACTTTTTGATCCTACTCCGTGGACACAAACAAATATATATGGCATTATAAAAGCAAGTGGCAAAAAAGAATTAAAAAATATTCAACAAGAAATTGTAGAAAAGTACAAAGTTGCGTCATGGAAAGAATGGAATAAAAGGATCAATAAAAAAATAAACTATACTGCAATTGGCTATGCTCCAACTAATGGAACAAGAAAGTTTTATTATAAAGCAATTAAAATGAATAACACTGACAAATTTGCTCCGGTTCAAGCACACACAAAAAGTTTTAGTGCCTTTGATCCTACTGGCACAAAACAAAGTGTTGATGTAAAATTTAAAAATCTTGAAACTTTGATGCAGGAAAAAAATCTACAAGAATTGGACATAGTAAAAACAGACATTGAAGGATTTTGGAAAGAGTTTGCAAATGAAATGTTAGATAAAAAGATAAAATTTAAAGTATGGGCAACAGAAGTGGAGCTAGGATTAACCGGAAGTTACGAAGACAATTTTAACGACATAAGAGAAATGTGTGCTAAAATGAGCAAAGATAATTATGTTTTCATCAATAGAAAAAGATTAAAGGCAATGCTAGAATTAGTATTTGTAAATAAAAATGAAGGTTGAAATATTTAGAAGAACAGTTAAAGATCGTAGAAGAGGCAACAGTTATGAGCTACTGTATCAAATGGCTGAAGGAGTCAAAGCGGCTGGAGACGAACCAGTAATTGTAAACGAAAGGTTAACTGGCCCAACTGTAGAAAATGAAATGGAACCAACAGCACCTATAGCCGTAATGTTTGGTTACGGTGGTACAAATCAAAGACATCACACCAAAGGAAGAAGATTAGATCTAGTTGAAAGAGCAAAGAAAAAAGGTACACACGTTATTACTTTTGATGGCGGAGTGCTGTCTAGCTTTGGCAATGTTTCTACATCACCAGATCACCATTTTAGAGTTGCTTTAAACACTCCTATGAATAACGGAAACTTTTTATCAAATAATTCACCCTCTGATAGATGGGAAATGATGAAAAAACTTTTCAATGTTAAACACGAAGAGTGGAGAAAATCAAATTTAGAAGATCCTATATTGTTTGTTTTACAACCAAAAGACAACTGGAGCATGAACGAACTAGATCCAATAGATTGGTTTAAAGACGTGTATAAAAAATTAAGGCCACTTACAAAAAGAAAGTTTATTGTTCGACCACATCCAAATAATGTTGCTAACATTGAACAGAGACGTAACGAATTTCCAAGTGATGTTGATGTGCATATTGGAGAAAAACATTTTAAAGGAGATGAGAAAAAGCACTATAGATTTCATTTCCAACAAGCAATAACTAATTGCCATGCTGTTGTTACTCACAATTCTACTGCCTCAACTGACTCCTGCATTAGGGGGATTCCTACCTTTTGTACTAGCGATCTTGCACTTTGTTGGCCTGTAGCAAATAAAGATTTAACAAAGATTGAAACTCCAGAAATGCCTGATAGAACGCAATGGTTGCATGATTTAGGATACAAGATGTGGAGCATTAAAGAAATCAAAGACGGCACAGTTTATAAAAGATTTAAATCCATATTAGGTTTGTAATGACATACATTGTTAACGACAAATGTATTCTATGTAAACATACAAGTTGTGTAGAAGTTTGTCCTGTTGACTGTTTCTATGAAGGAGAAAATATGCTGGTCATTAATCCAGATGAATGTATTGATTGTGGCGTATGCGAACCTGAGTGTCCTGAAGACGCAATAAAGTCAGACAACGAAGAAGGCACGGAGGAATGGGTAAAGTTCAACGGAGAATGGGCGAAACAATGGCAACAGATTACAACAAAAAAAGATCCAATGCCTGATTATGAAAAACATCAGAATGAAGAAAACAAAATTGACAAATATTTTAAAGGAAAATAATGTGTGGAATATACGGAATAACTGCTGTTGATAGAGACTTTATAACAAAGTACATTGACATCTGCAAACATAGAGGACCTGACGGTTCTGATATTTGGAACAATGATAAGGTTACGTTGGGACATAACTTATTGAGTATTATGGGAGAACCTAGTCAGGCTAGACAGCCTTGGAAAACACCCAAAGGAAACATATTAGTATACAATGGTGAAATTTTTAATTACTATGAACTGCTAGAAAAGTATAAAAACAGTTTTACTCCAAAGACCAAATGCGATACAGAATTACTTGCTTGGGGTCTTGATAACTTTGGTAGCACTTTTGTAAATGAATTAGATTCAATGCACGGGTTTGCTTATTACGATATACAAAAACAACAACTTATTTTAAGCAGAGACCATGCAGGCATTAAACCTGTATTTTATGCAGAAGTAAAAGAAGGACTTGTTTTTGGTTCTGAAATAAAAGGTATGCTAGACAAAGTGCCTGGATCTCGCATATTAGATAAAATGGCCCACAGTATTTTCCATTACATGACTGTGAATCCTTTAAGAAATACTTTTTTCAGTAACATCAAAAAACTTTTACCAGGCGAAACAATTATTTACGGAGTTGTAAGTAAAAAAATTTTAACAATCACCAGAGAAAATATATTGCCAATTAATAATCACAGTTACAATCCTAAAGAATTTAAACAACAAGTGCAAGATGCTGTTCGTAGATGCAGTATTGGCGATAAAAAAATTGGCTTGTTTCTAAGTGGCGGAATGGATTCAAGTATGATATCTAATGAATTAAAAGCAATTCACGGAGAAGTTAATTCATACACAAATGGATTTGACCCGGATCCTAATATAGTAGATGAAGACTATAATTCAGATTCTCGAACTGCAAAAATGTTGGCTGATCATGCAGGATACAATCACAGACAAGTTACAATAACTCCTGAAATTTATCTTGAATATTGGGACAAATCAGTAGAGTCATTTGAGCAATTAATTAGAAGTCCTAGCTTGCCTGCTAATATCTACACAAATAAAGTAATGCGAGAAGATAATGTCAAAATTACAATGGCTGGAGATCTTGGCGACGAGTTGCTTTGCGGGTACCCAAGGCATAGAAGATTTATGATGGAAATTAAACAAGGAAAAATTAAAATTAAGAACTGGAAAGACATTTGCCGATATCTAGTACTAGGACAAAAACCAACTGCTAGTGTAAACAAAAACAAATATTCAAAAGAAGAAGTTTTAGAAGAATTTTTAAAAACATTTGGAAGTGATATGTACAATCCTGCAGATCCTTTAAACAGTTTTTGTTGTTTAGAACTTGCAACAGTATGTCCTGAAGAGTTTCTTATAAGAAATGACAAATTTGGAATGGCATACAGTATGGAAGGACGTTACCCATTGGCTTCAAAAACTTTTATGAAGTATTGTATGTCAATGCATTCATTACATAAACTATCACAGTTTTTTGGTAAAAAAAAACTTGATAATAAATTTGAATTAAAAAATATGAGCAGGAGAGCATATATAGATCACTTGCCTAAATTTATTATTGGCAAGGAAAAGACTGGGTGGACTGCGCCAATGGCCTATTGGATGAACAAAGATAATAACCTAAAAAAGTTTTATCAAACAAAAACAGGAAAAGAAATGCCGCACCAATTGAATCAAAAAACTGGTAAAAGAGCAAGTATTGACATGATTTGGGCAACCTGGTTTGATAAGTTTGATGTTAAAAACTATTAAATAATTTGATGAGTACACTTAGAGTAATTACAACCTTTCCACCAAACAGATGGAATGCTTATGCGGAAAGGATGTTACAAAGTCACATAAAGTTTTGGCCTAACGATGTTAAGATTACTGCTTATCACGAAGGACCTACTCCTAATTTAAAACACAATAAAATTGAATATGTCAATATTGAAGATGCTAATCCAGACCTTGTAAGATTTAAAAACAAGTATAAAAATGATCCGGTTGCTAACGGCGAAGTAAATGAGATTGCTGGAGGTGTTAGACGAAATCCTAATGCAGGAAAAAACGACAAGGGCAAAGGCAGTTATCTATGGGACGCTGTGCGATTTAGTCATAAAACTTTTGCAGTAGATCATGCAATTAAAAACATCGATGTTGATTACATACTATGGCTTGACGCAGATACATTTACTTTCAAACCAATAACTGAAAAATTTGTTACAGACTTATTGCCTAAAGACAAACTAGTAAATTTTTTAGGGAGAGGTGAAAAATATCCAGAATGCGGTTGGGTATGTTACAATAGAAGGCATTCAAAAATTAATCAGTTTATGAAAACATGGACAGATCTTTACAACAAGGACACTATTTTTAAAGAGTTGGAATGGCACGACAGTTATCTTTTTTGGCAGATATTAAAAAGAGTTGCACCAAATGACGGAGTTGACATTGGCAAGGGTGCTGGTGCAAAAGGGCACCATGTCTTTATTAACAGTGTGTTAGGTGAATACATTGACCATATGAAAGGCAAAAGAAAAATTAAAGGCAAAAGTTCTCGAAGTGATTTGAGAATACAAAGAGAAGAAGGATACTGGAAAAACGTAGAAAACTACGATCCGTTTGGTGGTATCAAGTTTGATCCTAAACAAGCTAATGACATCGTAAGTAAAGTTGCGAAAGGTAAAATAGGCAACTAATCAAAATATGAAGATAAGTGTTTTTCCAGCATACGGAAGTTTAAATTCAAAACCTGTGTTTGATGCTTTCATTGAAAATTTAAAAAATAAAAATGAAGATTTCCAAATTAATAAGCACGATCACAATACAGATGTTGCCGTCATATGGAGTGTGTTATGGCAGGGTAGAATGCGTAACAACTTACAAATTTGGAAAGAATTTCAAGCACTTAAAAAACCTGTAGTGGTTTTAGAGGTTGGTGGTATCAAAAGAAATTTTACCTGGAAGATTGGAATTAACGGTGTGAATCGTGATGCTGATTTTGCAGTTGCTCCACACTTTGAGTCAAGATGGAAAAAGTTTAACATTGACTTAAAACCCTGGAAACGCAGAGGTGACAATATAATAATTTGTGGACAACATGACAGCAGTGAACAGTGGCGTGACCTTCCAAAGATGAACAACTGGTTACTAGAACAAGTCACAGCAATTAAAAAGGTAACTGACAAAAAAATTATAATTAGACCACACCCAAGAAATCCTATTTCAATTAAAATGGCTGGAGTTGAAACACAAATGCCAAGAAGAGACACAAACACCTATGATGATACAGACTTTGTAAAACAATTGGACAATGCATGGGCAGTTGTAAACCATAGTTCAAATCCTGCTATGCAATCAGTATTCAACGGTGTACCTGTATTTGTTTCTAAATCAAGTTTGTCATACAATGTTGGCAATCCAGATTACTCAACTATGTCAAGACCACTTATTCCTGACAGAGAGTTGTGGACACAAGAATTAGCATACACAGAATGGTGGACTGACGAAATTAAAGAAGGCACACCATGGGAAAGAATACGTAATCGAATAAAGGAAAAATATTTAGATGGAAAAAATTGAACCTATCGAATGGACTCCTTATAAAGGAGAAACTATAATTCTTAACACAATAATAAAGAAAGGAGAACGTGTCTTTGAAAAAGAGTTTGTTAAAGATAAGGTAAATGCTGTGCCAAGAGGACACGCTTACATAATAGGAAATGGACCTTCTAGGAAAAAGTTTGATCTAAGCAAGTTAAAAAATACCGGACAAACTTACGGCTGTAATGCATTATACAGAGATTTTATTCCAGATTTTATCTTTAGTGTTGATTCAAAAATTACATTAGAAATGTGTCAAAATGAAGTTGGAAAAAAATGTATTCATTATGCGCCTTCTTTGGAAGTGAATAGAAGATACAGTAAAAAAATGTTACACCTAATACCTAACAACCCACACGTAATATCAGGCAATCAAGCAATTTGGACCGCTACAGTCCACGGACATAAAAATTTATATCTCTTAGGTTTTGACTTTAGAGAATATGGCAAAGACAAATTAAACAACATATACCAGGATACTTCTAATTACGGAGAGAGGCACGACGATGCAATTTTTGATGGATGGTTAAAACAATTTAGAAGATTTATAAAACAAAGACCTTATTGCAATTTTACAATAGTACATGACAATCCACCTGAATTTTTAAATAATTTACAAACAGGTACAGATTTAGGAAACAGTAAAACTATTTCTTACAAAGAATTTAACGATACAGTGTTAAACCAAACTGTTTAAATCTAGATCTAAAACTGTAAAAGTTGTGATTGTGATTTGAATAAGGATCTTCCATGACCTGCATTTGATATAAGTGCACCATTTCATGAGCTAGTGTTTCAATAAAGTCTTTCCAATTTGGAAATTTGCAATGCAGTTCTAATCTATATTCTATATCTGCTTTTGCATATGGAATAACTCTTTGGTCATAGGTTCCTCTTCTTGCTTTCCTATTGTCCCAATTAGCAACACATCTGCCCCAATCGCCTACAAGTCGTTTAACAAACAGTTCAGGTTCAACTAGTCTACCACTAAAAAGGCCCCTGTTAAGGGTTCTAAACCAGCTCTGTGTTACTGGTAAAGTTGGTCTGTATATCTTTATATGTTGTCTCTTTTTTAGAGCATTCTTCACTCTAAATTTGATTGATCTTCTAGTATTTTTAAGTTTTTTCTTCATATCAATTGACAAGTTTACCAGTTGTGTTATACTAGTAATTATCGTAATAACGGAGTTTAATATAACACCACTATATGACTGACAACATGCCAAAAACCATTAACGAAGCAATTAAAATACTAGCCTATAATGAATGGGCGTGGACCATAGGGTCAGTGGCTCCTCACAGCATGGACCGTAAAACAATAACATCATTAGCCGAAGCACAATATCCATGGACAGAAAGACAGGCAAAATTAGCAACTTTTTTTGTTAAAAGATACCTTACAAAATTTTTAAAGTATGGCATAGACCTTAAATCATTAACTGATGACCCAAAATTTGCACATCCATTTAGAATAATAAATTCTGCAAAAACTATAGAATCTGAATTGGATGATGATGGCGAAAAATTAATTATGAAATTTCCTTATAACAAAAAGTTAGTTACTTTAATACGTACCTTAAAAGGCAAAAACTTGCCTGAAGGATATTTTTTGTACGATGGAGAAAATAAAACTTGGACAGTGACCAAATCAGATGTGACTGCATACTACGTAACACTTATAGGTATTAGATATGACTTTACTTTTACAGATGAAAATTTAATAGAAGAATACGAAGAAATTAAAAAATTAAAAATACAATATAAAAAACCAGATGCAACAATTAAAAACAACAAGATTGTTTTGAAAAATGTAAATGGCCAATTATTAGATTACTGGAATACGAATTTTGCAGATCAAAAAACAATTTTACAACTTGATAGTTTAAAAAACTTTGCAATTGAACAGGGTGCCATTGAAGTAAACTCAAACACACAAATTGCAAATAAAATTGCTCACAACAACAATACTGCATTGTGGATAGATAAAAACACATACACTCGTGATAATATTGTTGCAGGACTATTAGAACTAAATTGTTTTCCTTTAGTAATGCCTGTGTCTGGAGATATAACAGACAATATAGAAGATACAATAGACATGCACGACTGGTTCGAATGTTTTAAAAAGCACGGATTTGACGAAGGTAAAAACTTTGGTTTTAGTTTTGAATTAAAAGAACCAAAAAAATGGAAAGACAAAAACAGTGACGAAAAATGGGCAACAAAACTTGATCAGGGTGGTTTACAAAACAAACCTTATAAAATGGCAGATTCAGTATGGCAAAATGCCTACGACTTATATCAAATGAGTAAAAGTTTTAAAACAATAGACCAACACACTAAAGTTTATTTTGTAAGGAATAAATTAACTAGATCACTAATGCGTGCAAATATTAAATTTAAGTGTTCGCTTACTGCAATAGGTGGAGGATTTTACCATACAGGCGGAGAAAGAATGAAAAGACTACTTGATAATCTTCCAAAAAAGTTGTATTATAGTACATCACAACCTTTAAGTTACCAGTGGAAGGATCGTGCTATAAAAAAACTATGAGTTCATGCAAACTAGTAATCAAAGACGAAGTAAACGTTAAATTTGAAAATTTATCCTTGGAATGGCGTAAAAGACTTTCCAACAAATTTAAATATGAAGTTCCATATGCAAGACATTTACCAGCAGTAAAACTTGGACGATGGGATGGCAAGATTGCATTTTTTGGACTAGGAGGCACAACTTATTTGAGCCTGGTTGATCAAATTTTGCCAATTCTAGAAGACGGCGGAGTGTATGTTGATTTTGAAGATCAAAGAACAAAACACAATTTTGAGTTTAATAAAATAGATAAAGATTATCTCAGTAATATAAACTGGCCCAAAGGACACCCATGTGATGGACAACCAATTGTGTTAAGAGATTATCAAGTTGAAACAATTAATAAATTTATTGAGAATCCACAATGTATTCAAGAGATCGCAACTGGTGCAGGCAAGACCATTATTACAGCGGCACTGTGCCAGTTAGTCGAACCATATGGTCGAACACTTACTATTGTTCCAAACAAAAGTCTAGTTACACAAACAGAAGAAGACTTTGTTGCTTGTAATTTAGACACAGGTGTTTATTACGGTGATAGAAAAGAATTAGGCAGATACAACACAATTGCCACTTGGCAATCATTGAATATACTAGAAAAGAAAAGCAAAGACGATCACACAGCAGATTTTTTAGAAGCAATAAAAGGTATTAATACAATTATAATCGATGAAGTACACATGGCTAAAGCAGATGTTTTAAAAAGAATGTTGACCGGGCCTTTTGCACATTGTGGTATACGTTGGGGCCTTACAGGCACAGTGCCAAAAGCAGATTTTGAATTTATGGGAATCAAATGTTCCATCGGCGAAGTAGTTAACAAAATTGCGGCCAAGACACTGCAAGACAAAGGTGTACTTGCCAATTGTAATGTTAATATTATACAAACAATTGAAACAAAAATGTTTACAAACTATCAAGAAGAACTAAAATGGCTTACAACTGATGATCGGAGAATGTCTTTTGTTGCACAAACTATTAAATCAATATCAAGTGCAGGAAACACCCTTATACTTGTTGATAGAATAAGTGCAGGTGAAACCCTAAAGAAAAAATTACCTGGCTCAGTTTTTATATCAGGATCAACCAAAAACCCCGACAGAAAGGAACAATATGATGAAGTATCTACAGCAACGAATAAAATTATTATTGCCACATATGGAGTTGCCAGTGTTGGCATTAATATTCCTCGTATTTTTAATCTTGTTCTCATAGAACCAGGAAAATCATTTGTACGAGTAATTCAATCAATAGGACGTGGTATAAGAAAAGCAAAAGACAAGGATCACGTAGAAATATGGGATATAACAAGCAGTTGCAAATTTGCAAAAAGACACCTAACACAAAGAAAAAAGTTTTACAAAGAGGCAAATTACCCGTATAATATAGAAAAGATAAATTATGAAAATTCTTTCACTGGATAACGAAACATACAAACTAGAAAAAATACCTGAGTGGGTTGATGAAAAAATGCGGTTTGCTGTATTAGATAATTCAGATCCAACCAATCCTGACTACTTTTACATACCTCTAATATTTTTAGAAAGTTTTAACGCACCAGCGGCAGTTTTACAAATTGGCAAATATAAAATTTCAATGCCTCTTGATTGGAAAATGGTCATAGGTGAAGCAGAACAAGGAGAACTTCATGTTTTGCCAATTACAAGTTTGAATGACCGAGGCTTTGATGCTTTCTTATTCAACCCACTAACTGGTGGACATCCAGAATTTTTAAATGTGGATATAGTTGACATTTACACAGAAGTTAAGTGGTACTTTCCAAAAATTAAAGCAGGACAGTTATTAGCAGTGCCGTTATCCGATGGTCCAGATCCTCAGTGTGCATATTTTGTAAAAGACATCTCGAGACAATGTGAGCAATTAGACTATGGTCAATGCTTCTAAAAAAAAATTAAACAGCAAATTTGTCAAAGTAAAAGCACCAGTAATGATGCTTGACACAGGAAAAAATATAAAAGAGCCGGTATGGATGGAAAAAGATTTTTTTCCAAACTTGCTTGATACAATTAAAGAGTATAAAATAGAACTAACAACAATAAAATTTATGCATCAGTATGTAAAAATAGGATTTAAAGATTACAAACACGCAACAAAATTTAGGTTAATATATGAAGGCAAAGAGTACAAATAGAAAATTTTTCGAGTTAAGAAATGGCTTGAAGGCAATCGATTACAGGAACAAAGATTATTGGGATCGTATTGACGACAAAGAAAGATCTTTATACAGTCCTTATATGATCATGCGATATGCTTCTAGTGTTTCAGGAGATAAGTTTTATCAAGAACACTATGTTGAAATGATTAACGAATGCGTTAACAAACACTTGTTCACATTATCTAGCAAACACAAAAAAATGTGCTGGATGTTGACTGCAATGTGTGGTGGCTTAAAACAGCAATTTCATCCATGGATAAAACCAATGAAGCGTGTGCCAAATAAAAGTTTAAAGCAACTACAATTAATATTTCCTACAGCAAAAGAAAAAGATCTAGAGACGCTAGATAAAATTATAACTGATAGAGAGCTTGAAGAATTATTAGAGGCACATGGTATCGAATAGTTTTAAATGCACTTACTGTAATAAAAGTTTTCAAAGAGAGAGAACTTTACAAGTGCATATGTGTGAACCAAAAAGAAGACATCTACAAAAAGATGAGAAATGGGTGCAAAACGGATTTATTGTTTTTCAAAGATTTTATGAAATACATCAACGGCATACAAAAACAAAAACATATGATGACTTCTGCAACAGTTCTTACTACAATGCTTTTGTCAAATTTGGTCGTTACATGATGCACACTGGTCCTTTGTATCCAGAAAAATATATTGACTACGTAATACTTTCAAAAGTAAAACTGGACCACTGGAGCAGAGATGATTTGTATGAACAATACTTAAAGGATACACTTAAGACTGAACCTGTAGAAGCCGCACTAAGAAGATCAATTGCAACAATGATGGATTGGGCACAGGAACAAAATGTACAATGGTCTGATTACTTTCGTTTGGTTAATACCAGCAGAAGTGTACAGCACATACAATCAGGAAAAATATCGCCATGGATAGTGCTAGGTTGTGAAGCAGGTAAAAAAATGTTAAAATCGTTTACTGACGAACAATTACAAATGATACAAACTTATATTGATCCAGCATTTTGGCGAAATAAATTTAAAAATTATCCAGCAGATTATTTGTTTGTACAAGAAACTGCAAAGGAGGCACACATTGAGTAGAATTAATATTGAGATTGATGATACTTTAGACATGGAAATTGGAGACAGTGTTGTCGTGATCAAAAAAGATGGATCAATTGGCAAAGTGATACTGCCAGAAATGTCGCCGGAAATTCAGCAGACAAAAGGATATAAAAAAATGTTAGAAGTGCTTGAGTTGTTAAAGCCAGGAACCAAAAAAGATTTTATTAAACGCAACAAGAAAAAATTACACTAATGCCTGATGTAGACATAGACTTTGTAGATAGAGATAAAGTTTTAAAATTATTTCAACATACTCCAGCAACTATAATAAAAGAAGATAAAACTGAAAAACATAAAACAGGAGTATACTTTCACAATATTCCAACTAATCCTGTTACCGGTCATGCAAGTCTTGATTATAAAAAAGCCGAGGATCGTGGATATTTCAAAATTGACTGTTTAAATGTTAGTATCTACAAAAACGTAAAAAGTGAACAAGAGTTAGTTAAATTAATGATTAAAGAACCAGATTGGCGTATACTAAATGAAAGATGTTATGTTGATGAACTGTTTCATTTAAATGGACATTTCAGCATTATATCAAAACTACAACCAACCAGCATAGAACAACTTGCCGCGGTATTGGCTATAATACGGCCTGCAAAAAGGCAATTAGTTAACAAGAGTTGGGACGACATAATGAAGGAAGTATGGGTTAAGCCTACTGACGGAAGTTATTTTTTTAAGAAGTCTCACGCTGTTGCATATGCTCAAGCAATTGTAGTTCAGATGAATTTAATCCTCGCAGGTAAATATACTTTTAGTGTACAACCGGAAAAAAAATCTCACTAAAAAACCAAAATTTCACACAGCAGACCTACCTAATGATTGGAACTACGGCGTTGAATTAGCCAGACAGCTTGATCTTGTTCGCAAAACAAGAAGACCTATAAAATGTAAGGTGGATCCGGAATTTGAAATAAAGTTATGGGTAGCCAATTGCTTGCCCGAATGGCAAACTATTTGGAAAAAGAAAAAAGTTGAAATTAAATGGCACGGTGGTTATCGTGCTTTTTTTTTGCGGTATATTAAATAGGTCTTCTAACTAGTTGAATAGTTCTACGTTTCACACGTTTTTTGGCAATATCACTTAATCGCACACAAGGACCATGCACAATTTCTATGTCTTTGGTTGATAAAGAAATCAATATTGATTTGAAATACTTCCAATCCCCTTTTAAAAAAATATTAATTGGGATTTTTCTATTTGATTCCCACCACCATGTTTCTCCAAGTTTGAGATACTTCATTTTATCTTCAGGCATCATTATTCTGCCATAATCGTAGAAACTAGTGACTTGGTTGTCTTGGTTGGCAATTATACCTATAAATTCTAGATCACCCTTTCTTACTAACGATAAGAATGGAAATTTCTTGCCTAATGTTTCAAAAACTTCGTTCATGCTATTCAATAAATACTGTTAAATATGCTATATGCAAACAGTACAAAGGTATTTACTTACAAATTTGGTAATAGCCTACATAAATGGTTATCACGGGAGAAATTCTAAAGTGTACGACAGACGTTTAAAATTGTTTAGAGGAGCAACTAATCCTGTGACATTCACATTTAAGAATGAGGATCAGAAAGCCCAGAGTATTACATCAAAAACTTTTGAATTTGCTTTAATAGACAGAAACAGCAAAAAAGCAGTTCTTACAAGAACTATGACCACATTAGATGATGGATCTACGTTTGCTTCAAAGGGCACTGCTTCTGTTAACATTACAGATGGCGACCTACTATCACTAGATTCTCAGTTTTATGATTATAGTGTGAGGGAGGTTTTATCTGATGGTTCAAGCACATATTATCAAGTAACCTACTCTGATACAGGGTACAATTCTGCCGGGTCTGCTGAATTAGCAGATGGCGGATTTCCACAATTTAATCCAAGTGTTGAAATAAATTCATTTACAGCTCAAACAAGTCCTAATCAATATCCATTAAAATATGTTAGCAATGGTACAATCCAATCTTTTCCAGGACAAAACAATAATGACGCTTTACACACATTTGCAGTTTACACCCAGGGCTTTAGCGGCACATTAAAAGTTTTAGCAACAATGGATACTACTCCATCAACAACAGATTTCTTTACTGTTTCTACAATCACTGATCTTCCAACTTCCGGAGTAAAATATTACAATTTTAATGGCGTTTACCAATTTGTAAAATTTACTTGGGATAATGCTTCTGGTAATACCGGCATAGTTGACAAAATACTTTATAGACATTAAAATATAGACTATGAACCTGATACAGTCTACTATTCTGACATCGTTGCCTGCGGGCCGAAAGAAAACTCCTTCTGGTTGGATTGCTTTCAATGCTCCATGTTGTATACATAATGGAGAATCACAAGACAAGAAAAAACGTGGCGGAATAATGACCAGTGCAGACGGTACTGTGTCTTATCATTGTTTTAACTGTGGCTTTAAGGCTAGTTACGTGAGTGGAAGAAGACTTACTCAAAAGATGAGAACATTTATGAGTTACATAGGTGTTCCAGACGATACTGTAAGAAAACTTGCAATAGAAGCCATGCGCCATGAAGAAGGTGATACAAAATACGAAAGGAAAAAATTTGTTTCTTTTAACAAAAAAGAATTGCCCATTGGTGCAAAGAGATTAGAAAACTGGTTAGAAAAATTTAATAGCTTATCAGAAATACAACAACAACGTTTAGACAATTTATTGAACTATCTTTCTACTAGAGGCACAGGCGCAGACTGGTACGACTTTATGTATTCGGACAATAAGAATTGGGACGTAGATAAAAGATTACTAATTCCGTTTTATTGGAAAGGAGACATAGTAGGATTCACAGGTAGACTTTTTGAAAATATTGAAAAAGTAAAATACTATACAGATGTACAACCAGGTTATGTTTTCAACATGGATGCACAAGATTGGTCAAGAAAATTTGTTCTAGTCACGGAAGGACCGTTTGATGCAATAGCAGTTAGTGGTGTAAGTATATTAGGATCAGAAGTAAATGAAACACAAAAAGAACTTATAAACGGATTAGGTAGAACGGTAATTGTAATCCCAGACAGAGATGCTCCAGGAGAAAAATTAATTAGCCAAGCAACCGAGTTTGGGTGGAATGTATCATTTCCAACCTGGGACAAAGAGGTAAATGATGTTGCAGAAGCAGTAGCAAAGTATGGTAAATTGTTTGCTGTTAAATCAATTTTACAAGCGACAGAATCAAGTAAATTAAAAATTGATCTTAGAAGGAAAATGTTATAAAATAATATGAAGAATTAATAATGGCTGATTATACTTTCGACGTACAAAAACTATATTTAGAAATGATGCTGGCAGATGCAGAATCATATGCTAGAGCTCAGAATATATTTGATCCAAAATCATTTGATAGAAAGTTACAACCGATTGCTACATTTATAAAAGATTATTCAGAAGAATACAAAGTGTTGCCAGAAGTTCAACAAGTTAATGCTAAACACGATATCAAACTAAAAACAGCAAAAGATCTAGATCCAAATCACTTCAATTGGTTACTAGATGAATTTGAACAATTTTCCCGACACAAAGCACTTGAACGTGCAATACTTGAGTCAGCAGACTTGCTAGAAAAAGGTGATTATGCTCCTGTTGAAGACAAGGTTAAAGACGCAGTCAACATTGGCTTGACTCGTGACATGGGTACAGACTACTTTGCAGATCCAAAAGGTAGATTGGAGAACTTAAAAAACTCCAACGGTCAGGTCAGCACAGGGTGGGCTAATTTAGACAAGAAACTGTTTGGAGGATTTAACCGAGGTGAACTAAACATTTTTGCAGGCGGATCAGGTGCAGGTAAAAGTTTGTTCTTACAGAATCTTGCTGTGAATTGGGCCACTACTGGTTTGAACACATTGTACATAAGTTTTGAATTAAGTGAAGCGTTAACAGCTATGAGATTAGATGCCATGATCACAGGCATTCCAACTAGAAAAGTATTTCCAGAAATTGATAATGTTGAAATGAAAGTAAAAATGATGGCTAAGAAATCAGGAAACTTACAAATCAAATATCTGCCAAGTGGAAGCACAGTGTTGGACGTTAAATCTTATATTAAAGAATTAGAACTAAAAAACAAAAAGAAAATTGATTGTATCTTGATTGACTATTTGGATCTCATGATGCCTAAATCAAAAAGAATAAGTCCAGCAGATTTGTTTATTAAAGACAAGTATGTGTCAGAAGAACTTAGAAATTTGGCGGCAGAAAGCAACATGCTGATGTGTACAGCATCTCAGTTGAACAGAGCTAGTGTTGAAGAAATTGAATTTGATCATTCTCACATTAGTGGCGGTCTTAGTAAAATACAAACAGCAGACAACGTGTTTGGTATATTTACATCAAGAGCCATGAAAGAACGTGGCAGATATCAAATACAGTTTATGAAAACAAGATCATCTAGTGGTGTTGGTATGAAAATAGATTTGGAGTTTGATGTTGACACATTGAGAATAAGAGACCTAGCAGAGGATCAAGAATATCAACAGTTTAAAAAACAATCTTCAACTATCTACGATTCCTTAAAACAAAAAAGCAAGGTGTCGTCTGATAAACCTAAAGAACCAGATCCAACTAAAGGTGATAATATTGGAAAAGTTAAAGCCACTGTAGAAGGCGGAAAACTGAGACAACTGTTAAACGAACTGCACTCGGATGAAGAACAGTAATGATATTTTATATTTGTACGAAAAATTAAGTACAAACTATCCGCAATACACAAACAAAAAACCAAAAGCAAAAATTTATTCTAAAGCATATACAAGTTTAATAGGGGTCATGCTATCTGCACAAAGCCAAGACAAGAGAACGGCTGTGGCTTGTAGACAGTTGTTTAACCTTGCTGACAATCCAGATGATATGATAAAATTGTCTCGAGAAGAAATTATTGAAGCAATCAGACCTGCAGGATTACACAATGCTAAAAGCAAAAACATTCTTGCTACAAGCAAAATGTTGTTAGAAAATTTTAATGGACGTGTGCCACAAACACAAAAAGAATTAATGACATTGCCGGGAGTTGGTAGAAAAAGTTCTGACATTGTTATGAGATTTGTTTGGGGCCAACCACACATAGCAGTTGACACACACGTTTTTAGATTATTATGGAGATTGGGTTGGGCAGATAATCTTAACGAATCAAAAGCAAGTATAACCGTAAACGACACTACACCTGACAAATACAAGTACGGCGCACATATGTGGTTGATAACACATGCCAAACTAGTTTGTAGATCAAGCTCACCTGATTGTGTTGATTGTGTAATACAATCGGTATGTGACAAAAGAGACATCAATGTTCCAAAAAGCAAACTACGAGATCACCAAAAAACTCCACTATAATTCCTACATTAGATAATTAATATTGCTCAAGGCAAAAACAGGCAAACTAAAAAAACATAGGCAAATGAAAGACAAAGAACTAAACGACATAACAAGGCTATACGATAGATTTATTAGGCAATGTCCAGGCACAGAAGAATACACGCAAAGGCTTGCTGATGAAACTCGCATCATCCTTCAACTACGTTTCGTAGACTACTTCATCCAAATATGTGACATACTAGCAATTACGAGAGATATCACCCATATGACTCGTGGTTCGGCTGGTTCGTCTTTGGTCTGTTATCTACTTGGCATAACAGATGTGGATCCTGTGAAGTGGGGCATACCCGTTGCACGATTCTTAAATCCTACCAGAGATGACTTACCTGATGTTGATATTGATTTCCCCCATTATCGTCAGGGAGAAGTCATGAACAGAATATTCAAACAATGGCCCGGACGCTCGGCTCGTATATCAAACTACGTGCTTTATAAGGATAAGTCGGCTAAGCGTGAAGCGGCTAAACGTTTGGGTGCAAAAGGTAGACTCCCTCGCAGATTCACATACGAATCAGTTGGTGTTGATCCCGTAGAAGCAAAACGGATTGAACGTAAACTGATGGGCAAAAAAAGATGTATATCAAAACACTGCGGAGGCATAATAATGTTTGGAAGACAATTACCAAAAAGTTTGTTCACAGCGGAAAATCAAATCCTGCTGGACAAAAATGAAGTTGAAGATTTAGAACACCTAAAAGTTGACATACTGGCCAACAGAGGACTTAGTCAGTTATTAGAAGTTGATCCTTGTACAAGATTAACAGACTATCCTGAAGAAGACAAAGCCACGTCTGATTTACTTTGTAGAGGTGATGTGCTAGGAGTTACTCAAGCAGAGTCTCCGGCCATGAGAAGACTGTTTAGAGCAATACAACCAAAGTCAATGAAAGACTGTGTGTTTGCAACTGCACTAGTAAGACCAGTGGCAGTGTCAGGCAGAAAAAAAGCAACAATGTTTCATGATTGGGCTCAAGAAAAAATGGAAGATACTATTGTTTATGAAGACGATGCTATTGATAGAATATCAGAAGTCTTAAAAATTGACAAGTATGAAGCAGATATGTATCGTAGAGCTTTTGCAAAAAAGAACGAAGAAAAAATTTTAGAATTTACAACTAGACTAGGCAATCATCCTAAGAAAAATGCTATCATAGAGATGTTACAAAGTTTATCAGGATTTGGTTTGTGTAGAGCTCATGCTGTAAACTTAGGTAGATTGATTTGGGCATTGGCTTATCAAAAAGCACACAATCCAGAAAAATTTTGGAAGGCTTGCTTGAAACATTGCCATGGTTCTTATAGACGTTGGGTGTATAGAACAGAAGCCAAACGTGTGGGAATAAATGTTGTAACTCCTTCAAAATCTGATAGTTGGGACACACCACAATTTCAATACAGAAAGTATGGCTGGTGGTCAACAAAAGATTTTATGCCTGGAATGTACGTAAAAGAATTATATCTTGACAAAATTGAATTTGCAGGCATGATTGCTAACGGTAGAGTGTTTAGAGGTGACAAAGGCAAGTACGTAACCTTTTTGACTCTCGGAGTGGGCAATGGCCAATATATTGACGTTACTATTCCTAAACCTTTTTCATATCACGACCATGATGTAATTTGGGGACAAGGCACTATAAGACATTCAAACAATTCTGAATTTTTACAGTGTTATGACAGCAAAGGTTTCAGTTTGGAGAAATTCAATAGAGCTTAGATTTGGTAAAGCGTAAGCGTAAAATTTTTTGTTTGCGTAAAGCGTAAATTTTCTTTTAGCGAAGCGTTAGTTTAGCGTAAGACGATCTCTGACACCTTAAATACAACATTATTTTATGTTTAAATTTCGCGCCGAAGATCCTGACTACAGAAAAAGCATACGCAATCCATGGCGTCACACCTGGCAAACAGCAAGACCTTATCTGCCCACTGAACAATCTAGACTGCGCATAGCAGTGGATGTGGGCAGTAAATCAGGCAACTTTAGCAAATGGCTTGTACGAGCCACTCCCCGATACTACAGAAAAAGCATACGCAATCCATGTCCCCGATTTGATCATGTGCATATGTTTGACATGAGACCCAAAGGCAAGTTCTGGAAAAACGTGCCCAGATCATGCAGTACATTTAATAAGGTTGCTCTTGGCAATCGCAATGGAGTCATTGAACACTGGGGTGGCATCACAGGAGTAGCACAACCAGGACAAGTGGCCGATACTGCACAAGTGCGTACCTTGGACAGCTACGAATTCAAAGGAGTTGGTCTGATCAAGATCGATGTTGAAGGAGACGAACTTGCTGTGCTAGAGGGAGCAGAACAGACCATTGCCAGAGAACAGCCGGTCATTGTTGTGGAAGACAATCACACTGCAGAAGATCTCAACAAATACAAAACCGGTGACACCATCCGTTGGCTGGAGCAAAGAAACTATCGTCTTGTGGCCGATGACGGACTCAACAACTATATACTTGTACATGGCCAAAGCAATCAAAACAGTTAAAAGCAAAGAACATCTCACAACTCTTTTACATGAGCTGGACGGTGTTGGACATCGACTGATGCAACAATGGATTGCCCTGGACCCCATCTATGTGGGTCAGCCCGATGGGGCCAATTACGAACAGAGCATACAAAAACATCTTGTTGCCAGCTCCCATGAAACTGCGTTTGATGGCCTATGGTGCGAGTTTGGAGTCAAGGAAGGTCGCAGTCTACAATGGTTGATTGATGAACATCCAGAGCAACCCATTCATGCATTTGACAGCTGGCAGGGTCTGCCTGAAGATTGGGATCATGGCACAGGTGTGGTGGCCAGCATGGCCTGTGATCCACCTGAAGTGCCTGCTCATGTTCGTCTACACAAAGGTTGGTTTAAGGACACTGTGCCAGAGTGGCGCAAGACTCACACAGGTCCCATAAGTTTTTTACACATGGACGCAGACATCTATTCAAGCACACGTGAAGTTCTGTTTGAACTGAACACACAGATACGTCCAGGTACCATAATTGTTTTTGACGAGTTTGCAAATTTTCGTTTGACAAGCAAAATGAGCAACTGGCAACAACACGAGTACAAGGCCTTGGTTGAATGGATTGAAGAATGTTCTAGAGTGGTACAGCCACTAAATCGTAACTGGGCTTATCAGGCAACCTGTGTAGTCGTTAGTTGATCTGCTTTCGTGTACAAATATAAAATCAGCATCGTGTGGATGGTTGGGTAAACTTACATCTCTAACACACTCATCTACAGTTTGACATCTTTTAATCTGTTTTTGTTTTACATGATACCAGTACATTTGATAACCCATGTGTTCCATGTATTCAAACCAACTTCCGGAATCTTTGGTGTTACGATCCCAAATTTCAACCACGAAAGTAGGAAAATTATTTTTTATAATGCCTGTGGCTCCTTTGATCACATCTAGCTCTGTGCCTTCTGTGTCTATTTTGATTAGACCAACATTGCTGTGATTTTGTTTGTCTAGCGTAACTGTGTCCACAGTCATAGGCACGCCCCAGCCTGGATCTAAAAATCCATTTTGACTCAAACGTTTATTGTCTATGTAAAAAGTTTTTTTACCTTCTGTGTTGCTGACAGCCAAATTGTAAACAGATACATTGTCAAATTGTTTTGTTAATTTTTCAGTTTGTTTAAAACTTGGTGATGGTTCATAGGCGTGAACGTGATGCATTTTTTTTGCAAAAAAAGTACTCATCAACCCTGCCGCGGCACCAACATCGATACACTGTTCACCTTTTTGTAAAAGGCCCATACACTCTAGGGCTGTGGGAAATCCATTGGTGACCTTACGATAACTTTTTTCTGTAAAAACTCTTTTGTTTAAAACTGATTGGTCTAGTGGTATCACTTTAATCCAAAAACCTAATTTGTATTTGTAAGTTTACTCTCAGACCAGACTTGACCCAACCGCCAGTGTGCATTATATTTCCTGGATCAAACACAGCAAGATTGTTTGGTGAGAGCATCATTTCTCTTTGATCTAATATTTTTTTCTGCTCTTCTGTACCGTCTAAAAGATTTCTGCCGAACTGTAAACTTTTTCTTAGACGCTTGGGCAATCTAAATACAGCTCTACGTGCAACTGCATTTTCACAGTAGTTGCCTGTGGCTATGCCTCTAGCCAATAACATTTCGAATTCATTTCTTTGCCATCTGTGAGATTCTTTCACAAACCATATAGGGCCATTTTCTTCTTTGACCGGTGTAAGATAAAGCAAGGCCTTAAAAAGTCCGTCTTTGGGATCAATGTGTAGATTGGTTGTTTCTGGTGTAGTTTCACAGTCTTGAAAATATTGAAACAGATGTTGATCTGTGGGCTTGCTCACATGCAGTGTAACTTTTCTTGTGGAAGCACCTCGTCTGCCCCAATAGTGATCACAGGCTGTCAGGACTCCTTTTAATGCAAACTGTTGATCTAATATTCTTCTTACTGCAAGATCGTATTTGTTGTTCATCAATGGCATGCTACGGTCATAATTGCCAATAGGTGGACACCAATCTGGTTTTGCTAGCAATTCATTTACAGCTGGTTCTAACATTTCTGAAATGTTTATAACTTCTTGCTCGTCAAATTTCAAAAATTGTACTCCGTCCTTCCTAATTGTGTTGTAAATAGATTCTGAATTTTTATTTAATTTTGTTTCTTGAAAATTATCTCTAGCGTGTTTCTGATACCATTTGTATATTTTGAATGCATTTTTCTTATAACTTTTTATATAGTCTGCTTCGCCGGCATGCAGTGGCATCTGCTTTTCAGAAAGCAAAATAATTTTATCAAACCATTCTCTTAACGTTTCCACGGGCTTGCTATTGTTAAAGGCAGTTTCAAACGACTCGACCAATTTGTCCATTTCTGGATTTTCTTGATAACGTTCTTCTTTAGATACATCAGGAAAATCTGCTAGATCTGGTATTTCAAATCCATGCTGTTCTTTTAATATGTCCCTTACGAATTTCATGACTAATTATTTAAGCAATAAATATTGGCATGTCAGTAAAATATCATTTCAGTAACGGTTGCAGTTTTAGCACAAAGAAAAAATCATACAGTGCTCATCAGTGGCTGGCTCACAATCACGGCGTGGTAAAAGAGAATATGTTTAATTGTGCCAAAGGTGGTAGAGGCAACGATCGTATTGTTCAAACAACCATGCAATTTTTTATACAGTACCCAGAAAGGATAAAGGACACTACTGTGTCCATAGGGTGGACAACTCCTTATCGTTGGGACTATTGTATTAAAATTACACCAGAAGATGCTCACAATGCAAAAGTGTTTAAGGGTGTACACAAAAGTTTTGATTGGCAGTGGCAAACATGGCATCTAGCTTTGCCAGACACAGAACCTTCAAGATTTTTTATGGACTGGAGCGTGACAAAAGGTTCAATGGATCTTGAGCTGACTCATGCTGTAAAACTTTATACACAGATCTATATGCTACAAACATTTTTTAAATTACATAAAATTAAATACGTGATGTATCATGCATTGACCAATGACTGTCCTGTTGACTCGGTGAATGGTATAAAACGACCACAGTTAAAAACATTGAGAGATGCCATAGACAAAAAACATTTTTTTAATTTTGAGCCTTCACCTACAGCAAAAAAAATGATAGAAATGCAACAGAAAAATAGATCAAGCTCCGAACACAGATATTCATTCGATGGAAAGTATACTCAGAGTCATTTTGAATACGTGGCCAAAAACGGACTAGGCAAATCAATCAGCGATGCTCACCCAAATCCGCAAGGACACAAAAAGTGGGGCGCTCACTTGACCAAATTTGTAAAACAGAATGGCCTTTTTTCTAACTAAAAGTTGTTTCGTTCACACACCAAAGTGTGCAGGCAGATGGATCAAAAAACATCTGCAAACATCTACAACCATCACAGACAGAGAATATAAAGGCATACTGGGAGAAAAAAATCACGAGCATTACGCACCCACGTGGCAAGAACTTGGCAACAAAAAACCTTTTGCATTTGTAAGACATCCAATCACATGGCTAGCAAGTTTACACAATCACAGAATGAGAAAAAAATCTGCTTATGCAACTAATGGACATTGGTTTGGCGATAAGTTTCCTTTAGAAAAAATTGGTCATAACAATTGGCATAAATTTGTCAAAAATGTTTGTGCAAATCCAAACTGGATACAAGAATATTTTAATATGTACGTAGGAACTTACGGAGATAAAATTTTAATTGGACAAGCAGAATCTGTTGAGAAAGATTTGTTACGTATCCTTGACGAAGTTAATGAACCACACGACGTCTCACAGATACTAGGTAAAGGCAAAGAAATGCACAGGGCTAAAATAATGGGCACCATGGAGAGAACAAAAGCACTTTCTCAATATGAAATAGATAGTTTGTATGACTCTCAAAAAATTACTTTTGAAAAATACGGATATACTAAAGACTTTTCTTAATGTGATTCCAACATTCGCCTGATTCAAATTCAGCAATACTCCACTGACACATAGCAATTTTTTTCATCCAATCAATCTTATCGCCAATGTATCTGTTTTCAATGTCTTTGAACTCGTGCCTGCTGACTTCCCAAGCCATGTTGCCAGGGTCATTAGTTAAACTTGGTATGCCTGCTAGTACAGCGTCAACTGCCGAACCTGATGCATAAGATACTGCACAGTAACAATTTTTAAAATCTTTCTCTAGTGGTCTCAAGTTGTGAGGTAAAACGTTTTCCACCATTGTGACGTTTTCAAACAATGAAATTGAATTTGCAAAAGCCTCAAATCCTTTTCTCGGCAATGGGTGTGGTCTAACAACAATGGGTCGATCACTATACTTCTGTATTTCCTCTATAGCCTCATAGCACCATTTAAAAATATCTGTGCCACGTAAACTAGCATCACCGGGATTTTGTAAAAGTATTAAAATATGGTTGCCTTTGGTCTTCCATCTTTGATTTATTTTGTATCCGTTGTCTTGCCAAACTTTTTTATATCGTTCCTTATCAATATGATCAAACCCCCACTCTGCTTCGTCCCATAAAAAACCGTTTACTCCAACACGTAGATAGCCATGGTCAGATGATTTTGCTGACCTACCAATCACAGGAGTTTCAAGTTGCACATATTTTTTAAATGATTCAGCAATATTGATTTTAATCCTATGATGGCCGGAGGATCTAAATTTTTTGTAACTGCCATAGATAACAGCGGCATCATATCTTGATGGTTTTGGAAAGTCATGATAAGAAACTTTTTCACCGCAAATTCCAATGCCTTTAGCAAAACTTTTTAATTTTTCTTTGTATAAATCTTTGTGTGCTGATCCTTCTGCAATAACAACTTTCATCGTGGTATTTAATTAACCGTATAGTGTACTAAAATTAAATGTTACTTTAGATATTTTTGCCAAACAGCAAACAACAGTTCACTGAACAGTTTATGATGTTCAACACCATAATGCATACCGTCTTTGGCTAAACTTGGAGTACTGATTAATTTTCTGTTTTCATGATCAGTTTTAACTTTTGACCAGACAGGCCAACATTTTTTGATTGATGTTTGATTGTAAATCTTTACTCCTTCTATTTGATATACATCTTGAGCAAAGCAATGAAGCACTGTAGCACCTGTTTTTTCAGCAAATTTTTCAACAAAGAAAACATTTTTTAAAAAATTATTACTATCAGTTTGTTTGTTTTCTTTTTTAAGTTTTTCGTCATGACTCATTAGACTTTGAGCATGCCCATCTAAGCGTTCACGCCTACTCCAAAACGGCCAACACACAATTATTATTTTAGGAAATAAAACTTTTTCACAGCCATATAATATTCTGACAACTTTGTCAGCACTCGCTCCTGGTTGTCCTAGGTTCCAAAAACGTAGACGACTCTTATCAATCTTGTTGTAAAGTTTGTCTACCCAAACCTCTCCGTCATTTAATCCTTCGCCAAAGGTATGACTGCAACCCAGTATCACAACGTTTTTCTTACCAACGGGTAAAGGTGTCCATTCTGGACATCTGTATCCATGAGAATTTGTTTTATAGTCTACTATAGTCTTCTTGTCTTTTGCTATACTTTCTGGTATCTCTTGATCTGAATAAAATCCGTGTTTCATACCAATATTTACTTCGTGGTAAAGGGTTCAAAATAAATATTCCTGTAACGCCATTTATCAATGACGTCGACAAAAAAATGACCTGCAAGTACCGTGAGGGAACGCCGAAAGACCGGGCCGTGTCGTATGCGAGCACTCGCTAACAAATAATAAAAAAACACAATGCATAAGATAGATCAACCGCGGTTGACTGACTTTAAAAAATGTGTTATTTTATATTTTTTAAAAAAACTAAGAACTAAAGGAAAAAAACTAATGAAAAAAACAATAGGAATAGTCTTAGCAATGATATTGATAAACACAGTGGCATTTGCAAAAGACAAACTTTACATTGTAAACACTGGGTCTACTGGCGGTAGTTACAATGGACAATTGAGTGCTATGGCAAGCGATTTGTCAAACACTTACAACATCGAATTTGTTCAAAGTAAAGGCTGTGCTAAAGGCAGTGCAAACATAAAAAGAATAACCGAAGCAGGTGAACAAGTTCTTTATATCTGGAATGCACTTAGAACAGCAGACAACTTGAATGGCAAAAAAGACGCTGACTGTTTTATGTTGCCTACTAAGAAAAATTTTGTAAACTCAGCATTAAAGTATGCAATGTTTTTCACAAACGTAGATGGAATCAGTGCAGAACAACTTTGGACTGACGGCACAACAGTTGCTTACAACAGTGCTTCAACCAAAGACTATCTGACTGCTGTTGCAAAATCAAAAGGCGTTACTTGGAATTTTATACCTTACAAAAACAGTAAAGCAGTTGTACTAGCAGTAATGAACAAAGAAGTTCAAGCAGGCTTTGTTAACTCAGCAAGTTCTGTTTATAAAAAAATGAATGTGCTTAAAGGATTGTATACAACTAATCCAAAAGGAGAAAACGGCATAACTGCTCTTGCAAGCGTAACTGACTTTGAAAGGTCAGCAGTTGTACAAGCAGACATGTTTTTGTCAAAAGGTGGTAATATTAAAAAACTAAGAAAAAATGTTGCATCTATTTTAGACAACCCGGACTCAAAAATATCGACTTGGTACAAAACTGCAAAGGCTTATCAATTAACTTACGATATGCCAAAAAGCAAAGCAGTGAAGTTAACCAAAAAGGCAATCAACGATTGGGTACTTGACTCTAGCAAATTGATCAAGTAATTCATCGATGGTTGAAAACCTACTATGGTTGAAAACCTTATATACATTATTCCAGGTGTGACAGTTGGCATTATAGCCGGCTTTATACCTGGAGTGGGTGTTTTTACATCCATGATGTTAATGTTGCCTTTTTTATATTCTTTAGAACCATATCAACTTTTAACATTTTACATAGCATTAGCAAGCACTACACAGTACATAGGAAGTATAACTGCGACTGTATTTGGGTTGCCAGGTGAAAGCAGTAGTCTTCCGGCGGTCAAAGAAGGACACGCACTGTTCCAGCAAGGCCAAGGCTCAATTGCAATCAGCGGCAGTGCGATTGGTAGTTTTGTAGGAAGTCTACTGGTGCTAGGACTAGTGGCATTTTTTATTCCTACACTTTCACAGATTTATCAATTGTACAACACAAAAATAATGGCGTTTGTAATGTTGCTTGTAGTCTTTTTAATTATTTTTAGTCAAAAAAGTATTTGGATTGCAACAGTCATGGCAGGCGTAGGCTACTACCTAAGCCAGGTGGGTTGTAGAGAAGCAGACGGCGTTTGTTTTATGACATTTAGCAATCCTGATCTCACAACCGGACTTCCATTGATCAGTGTTATAGCGGCTCTGTATGTTGTTCCACAAATAACAAAAAAGACCACGTGGTACAAAAATAAAAATATAAAACTGGAAACTAATTTTGAATTACGTGCATTAAAAAAATATTTCAAACATTTTGGTGCAAGTTTAAGAGGCACAGTAATTGGGTTTGTTATTGGCTTTTTGCCCGGCACAGGCACAGTAGTGAGTTCTAATCTAAGTTATTCAATTGAAAAGTGGTGGCAAACTAAAAAAGGAAAATACAAACTTGGAAACTATCAAAGTTTGGTGTCTGCGGAAACTGCAAACAACGCGGCCGCTTTTACTGTGTTGTTACCTCTTGTGGTTTTTGGAATTCCTTTGATTCCATCAGAAGCACTATTGTATGACATACAAATGTCTAATGGATTTGTAATGGGAGAAAACTTTACACCAAAAATATTTTTTGAAAATTTAGCATTGGTTTTAGTTATAACAAATTTTATTGCGTTGATAGTTGCATGGCCGTTGGCCAAATATGTTGTGTACATACAAAAGTTGCCAGCAAAATTATTTAAAGTATTAATTTGGTTCATACTGCTTTGGGCATTATATAGCGTTGGTTTAAAAAATTTCCAAGAAATATATTATTTGATTGTGTTTTTTGTTCTAGCACCTTTTGGCTATCTGCTAAGAAAATTTGACACTATGCCTTTAATTTTTACATTTATACTTGGTGAAAGACTACTTTATATTTTTAACACTGTTACAGCACTCTATCTATAATGACTATTGACAAAAACATAAAATTAATAAAAAATAAAATTGACGGATTCTCAGAAGAACCGCACTATGAGGTTGAAGGAGAAAAAATTTATCAAAAAGTATCAGCGTTGAAAAAAGCATATGAGTTGTGCAATACTGATGATCCAAACGAAATTTGGGGAAGAGTAAAATTTAGATTTGGTGTAGATGTACAAGGTCAAGAACCCAAAGAGGATATACAGGCATTGTACAGGCAAAGGGCAGAAACTATTAGAAGTAAATTTGACTATGTGAGAGTCTGGGCCAGTGGCGGAAACGACAGCACTCATACATTAGAGAGTTTTATAGATGCTGGAGTTCAACCTGATGAATTAGTAACCTATCAATCATTTACTGGTTCGTTGTCGCCCGAACAAAATATTGAACAAAACGTTGCCTACACAGCATGGCTTGAACATAAAAAAATTAGGAAAATCTGGCCAAGTGTTCCAATAAATTATTACAAAATATTTCCACAACACTACAGCTGGTATGTGAAAAATGACCCTGATCATTTTTTTGGTATCAAACCAATCAATCCCGGCACAGCGTCAAGTCATATGGTATATGAATGTTATCCAGAAATTTTACAAAAAGACAAAGCATTAAAGAAAGTGTGCAACATATATTCTGGTCCTGACATACAGATAGGACACAATGACAAGGGTTGGTTTTATACTTTCCTAGACGGAGTTTTTAATCTAAATTTTACTTGTCCAAGTCAACGATGGTTCTTTTTTGATCCTGACAATAAAGAATTAACATTAAAGATAGCATATATTTGCAAAAGACATATTGAAAAAATACACGGACAAAAACACGGAATTTGGTCTGTAAAACTTTCTAGTGTTCCTGAATTAAAATTCAAATCCAACAAAGTTGCTGATCATATTTTGCCTAATAAATCAGCAGAAAACACAGGATCAATAAACGATTGTTATAAAAGCCATATGCGGTATCAAAGTTTTCTATCATCTAGCATAGGTTGGCAGACTTTAATGAAAGCTATGAGCTGGCTTCAAAATATGCAAGACAAACATCCTAACTGGTTCAATGAAAGACTAGTAAATAAAAATTGGCTTAACTTACAAACACAGCCTGTATACTTTGAATTAAAGAAACCCGGTGTTATGAAAAAATGATTATAAATCAAAGAATGTTTGACCATTACGGTATAGACACTACCAAGAACATGGCATTAGAAAAAAAATGTCCAAGACCGTTTGATACCGTGCTAATTGACAAGCAAGGATCTTGTTACGCTTGTGAGTGTCAGGCATGGTTGCCACAAAGCATAGGAAATCTAAATTCCAGTGCATTGGTTGATATAATAAAATCACCAATGTCAACCCAAATCCAAGATAGCATAGCAGATGGTTCTTATCGATACTGTAACAATAACCAATGCATGTATCTCATGGATATGTCAAGAGTGCCATGGGCAGAAAGCACTCCTATTAAAGCACTAAAAGAAATAAGGTTGGCTATAGACGACAGTTGCAATCTATCCTGTCCTAGTTGTCGTAGTAAAACTATATTCATAAAGGGAGGAAAAATGCTGTCTATGAGATTGCACCTCATTGATAAAATAATAAAATATATTAATGATCATAACAGTCCTTTAAACATTCATATAGGATCTGATGGTGATCCGTTTGCCTCATTAGTGTATAGATATTTCATGAGGAATGTTCCAGAAAAATCTAATCTTTCTTACACATTTCAAACTAACGGACTTTTAGTGAAACAGATGTATCACAGAGTGAAACACATTTTTAGTAATCTTAAAAGTCTTAATATCAGCATAGACGGTGCAACTAAAAACACCTATGAAAAACTACGTAGGGGTGGCCAATGGAACAAAATTATTGAAAATTTAAAATTTATTAAAGACATAAAAAATAAAAAAAATTTTAAATTAAATCTACATATGGTTGTACAAAAAGACAATTGGAAAGAAATGCCTTTGATGCTAGATATAGCTAGTCAGTATAATGTAGATACAGTATACTTCAATCCTATACAAGACTGGAATGTATTAAAGAATTTTGCAGAAATTAAAGCACCAGAAGAACTTATTGAATTCAAAAATTTACTTAATAAAATTAAAAAAAATCCTATTACTAACGCTTGGTAGTGTTGTAAATTTTCATAATATCTTGTAAACTTTCTAAAGACCTTGACTTTGGTGCACAGGTTCCACAAAGACATTCATCTTGAACGCAAGTGAGAATTGGAGGGCCGGAACCATTGTTAACTTGCTTCCGCATTGTGTCAGTATAATCATCCATAGTATGTATAGTTGCAACTGGTCCTCTTGTTTGGTCTAGTCTCACATGACAGTCTTTGTTAGTAAAATATTGACCGTTAACATTATTGCCAAAAATAAAAAATTGACTTGCTGAACACTTCCAGCCTCTGTATCCTGCAGGACCACGCGGAACAAGTCTTTGTGGTGTTTTTAAATCTCTATTGGTACAAAGTGGTCTACCGCCGCAACAGGCTCTAACTTGACCATCAACATTTTCACCTGGTAGGATACTTTTTAATTCTTCTTTGTTTAGAAATTCGGAAAGATCTTCTATTTGTTGTCTATTGTATTTTCCCCGCCCGCCATCAAGCAATCTTGGTCTGGCTATTATTTTATTTTTCTTACAGTACTGCATAAACTCAACACAGTCTTGCCAATGGTCTTCGTGGGGGTACATCAAGACCACAACATCGTATTGCATTTTTATATCTATGATGTGTTCTAAATTTTTGTAGAAGAGATTTTTTAATTTTTTTGAACCTTGGCTATGATAACTCATAGTTGCACCTTCGATGTGTTTTACAATGTTCTTCCAGTTTTTTACTGTTGCTGTGCCGTTTGTTGTAATTCTTCTTCTTAATCTCCATCTGTCGCTATACTTTTCAAACTCTCGAGTAGTGGCTTCTGCTATATCAACAAACTTTGGATGAAATATTGCTTCTCCGCCGTACATATTCATTATGGCGTCTTTGAATGGCTGTTTTTTACTAATCATCATCACATCGGTATATGCATACAATTGTTTTAACATACGCAAAGATTTTTCATAATCAGGATGTGGTAGACTGTTATCGTGTCCAAAAATTCCAATACCACAATATGAGCAATCGTAATTGCATTTTAGGGTTATCAACCAATCTATCAGGAAGCCCATCTTAGATTTTGGATGATAAGCAGGCTCAATAGTTTGTAATTTGTCGTAAGACATGCATGGCATTACCATATTTAAGTTGCGTATAAATTGTAAAAATTAAATTTTGTTGGCGGTCCCTAGGAGAATCGAACTCCTCTTTGCAGGATGAAAACCAGCTGTCCTAACCGATAGACGAAGGGACCTACTTTTGTTTTACCAAATTCACCAAATCTACCAAAAGAACCAAATAAGTTGTTGAGTCCTTTGTTTTGCATTTAGATGGTGCTCCCACCAAGAATCGAACTTAGAACGCCTCCTTACCATGGAGATGTTATACCATTTAACTATGGGAGCATCATGTCTAAATATTACACTATAAAGGGTGTTTAGTCTACCGTTTAAACGCACACACAAAGGCACACAGCACTGGTAAAATTAAAACATATACACTTGATCCATGTTGACAATTACTAAATATTTGTTACAATAAAAACTACCATTCACATGGTTTAAAAGTGGCTGATCCACATCAGTTAAAAGTGGCCAACTAAAGTAAAAGGAGGCGACTTATGGACACTGAAGATAGACACACTCGTATGTTGAAATCATACGCAAGTGAAAAAGCAAAACAAAAGAAACTAAACGTCCTGCAAAGAAGCAAGGGCAGTGTCAACACATATGGTAATGGTACTACTGGCTACATGGTCAAAGAAGGACCAAATGCTGGTAAAGTGTTGAAACATATCAAAGTAGACAAAAACGAAATATAAACTGTATTGGGGTAGTATACCTATATTACCCCATACAACCTATCCTATAAATATTTCCATGAACGAAAAAAAAATTGAAAAATACATTATAGTTTTGCTAGTGATCATTCTGATCAGTTTGGCCGCATGTGCAAAACCTAAAGAAGAATACGAGCCAGGACCGCTAGGTGTTGTGATTGAACAATCGGAAACCATAGGAAAACTGCTGGGTTGTATGTTTGCTCCTAAAGTTTGCCAGGAAAAATCTGAAGACGAGAACTGGGAAAATGTAGACAAGGACCTCGAAAAGTCTAAATAGTTTTAATGAACATTGAATATGTAAACGGGTATTGGGTGCCATCTAACGACATCCATATCGATAAATGGAAAAGTGGTGAACCTTTTACACAAAATAGAGGCTTGCTTAAATTTATTGAATACTTGGATCGTAAGGATCTACACTTCAATAATGTACTAGACATTGGCGCTTGGTGTGGCACATGGAGCAATGCTATAAGCAAATATACCAATTTGGTTCACGCTTTTGAACCTGATCAGTTGCACTATGATTGTTTGATGAAAAACATAAAAGACAATGTTGTACCACATCATTGTGCAGTAGGATCACAAAAAGCCAAAGTTTCATTAACATCGGAAGACATAAATTTTACACAAGAAAAACGTGTTATACCAAATGGCGACATACTAATGACAACTATAGATAGTTTTGGCATAAACGACATTGACTTAATTAAGATAGATGTGGAAGGATACGAAATGGAAGTGCTAAAAGGAGCAACCGAAGCACTATCCCAATGCACCTATGTCATGATAGAATTAAACAACAATTCAAAAAAATACGGCTCAAGCAACGGCCAAATAACAAAATTCCTAACTCAAAGAGGATTCAGTCAATTAATAAAGACTTGGCCTGATGTTGTGTTTGTGAATAATTATTCAATATGAAAATTTTTATAACAGGTGTTGCTGGATTTTTAGGTTCACATCTTGCAGACCTAATGATTGCAAACGGACACACAGTTGTAGGGAACGATAATATGATTGGTGGCTACGCTGACAATGTGCCACAAGGAGTTGAGTTTCATCAAATTGACTGTTGCGATTTAGAAAATTTATCAAATGCTATGAAAGGATGTGACATAGTTTATCACACAGCGGCAACGGCCTACGAAGGACTTTCAGTAGTTTCACCTGTGCTAGTTACTAAAAATATTTTTGAAGCAAGTGTTACTACAATAACAGCGGCAATAAGAAACAAAGTAAAACGTTTTGTATATTGTTCAAGCATGGCAAGATACGGCCAACATGATGAAATGCCTTACAAAGAAACTTATACATGCCGACCACAAGATCCTTACGGCATAGCAAAAAAAGCAGGCGAGGATGTCCTAAAAAATTTATGTGATACGCACGGTATGGAATACGTCATAGCAGTGCCACACAACATTGTAGGACCAAGACAAAAATACGATGATCCATTTAGAAATGTTATGAGTATAATGTTGAATAGAATGTTGCAAGGTAAACAGCCAATTATATACGGCGATGGAGAACAACAAAGATGTTTTTCCTACATTGATGATTGTTTATATTGTTTGAACGCACTGGCATTCCAAAAAGATGTTGTTGGACAAGTTGTCAACATTGGACCTGACGAAGAACCTTGTACAATAAATCAGCTAGCTGAAATGTGTTCCAACGAAACTGGTTTAAATCTCGATCCAGAATATCATAAAGATAGACCACAAGAAGTAAAGATTGCAGTTTGTTCTAGTGATAAAGCAAGAAAATTATTAGGATACAAAACTTCTACAAACGTTAGAACCTCAGTGCAAAAAACTGCTGAGTACATAAGACTTAGAGGTACAAAAAAGTTTCAATATCATTTGCCTTTAGAAATTGTAAATGATCAAACTCCTGATACCTGGAAGAAAAAATTAATATGATAAGTTTGTGTGTACCAAGTCGTGGAAGGCCACATCGTGCTAAACTAATGATAGAAACTGCTTTAGACACAGCAAAGCATCCTGATCATATAGAAATACTTTTATATCTAAATGATGATGACATTACAATTAAAAAATATACGAAACGTATTGATCAAAAGTATATTGCAACTATTGGTCCTCATCAAAGCACCTGTTTCAGTTGGAATCAAATGGCATACCAAGCAAAACATAACATAGTTGCATTAGTAGGTGATGATGTTCAATTTAAAAGTAAAGACTGGGATACAGAAATTGTAAGTGAATATAAAAACTTACCTGATCCTATGTACATGATTGTGCCTCACACAGGAAGGCCTAGAGGCTACTCAGATAAGCAAATAGCGGCACAACAAAGATATGTTCCACAACCAAACGAGAAATTAAACTGTCCACATTTTACTGTAACTAAAGATTGGATAAAATATTTTGGATACATTTGCCCTCCAATGTTTTGGCACTTCTACGTAGACACTTATACCCAAACAGTGGCCAGTGGCGCCGGGCGTTGCATTTATAAACCAAATATAGTTTGGAGAACTAAAAAAATTGAAGATGGTACAACGTTGAGAGTCAGGAACGATCTTAATATAAGAAACAGAGACAATTGGGTTTGGGAAAAGTGTAAAAGATATCTTGACGCAGATATTGAATATTTAAAGTCTTACAAAAAATAAAATTAAACTTCTAGTCTATCGTTAGTAAAATCTAAGCCCTCAAGCTCTTTGGGTTTGCCTTTTGGATATGTAGGCTCTAATCTAAATTCTTCGCCTGTCTTATCATTTTTGCAACCTGCTACAAGCCAGTCCCACTCAAACTGACCTTTGTTAACAAAGTCCCACAACACATCGTATGTGCCGTTGTTTCTAGTTTGAAGTAACAGTTCTTGTTTGCACTCTTCTATTGTAGCAAATTGTTTTTGCATTTGGAAAGTCTGTTGGGTGATGATAGGATCCTGGCCTATCATGTAGGCCAAAATCAAAATTTTAAACATTATTTCTTTTCTGCTATCTGTTTACACTGTTCTGTGTTTGCATCAAGACCTGAAGCCTTGTTGTATAACCAAACATAGCTGTAAACAACTTTGTCATCTTTCACTACACATTTTTTACCAATGGTAACTGCGTCTGTGACTTTTGAACAAGCGGTTAAAAATAATCCTAAAAGGGCTATTAAAATAAGTTTTTTCATATTGTACTTATCATTATAATAGCATATAATATTATTATGTCAAGCACAAATGACAACATTGGATTATTAAAGACACTAGACGATATTGAGGATCACGAATCTACACGTTTAGAATATATAGAAACAATCAAAGACAAATTAAAAACTGTGTTTGATCCTGAGTTACCTATAGACATATATCAATTGGGTTTAATATACGATATTAAAGTAACCGAACTAGGACACTGTTTTATTTTACACACATTGACTAGCGCATTCTGTCCAGCGGCGGACCAGATACCTAAAGATATCTCAATGGCTGTAGAAAGCATTCCTGGTATTAAAAAATGTCATACCAGAATAACAATGACTCCACCATGGTCACAAGAATCAATTGATCCGCAGGTTAGAGAACTACTTTTTGGTTACTAAAATAAGATAAATATGATCAAGTAAAACAAACGGAGGAATACCTATGTTTACAACAATCGGATTTATCATTGGCTTCGCGGCTGGATGGTATGCAAATGAAAAGTATGACGATTTAAAAGCAGTGGCATCTAAAGCCATGTTTTGGAAAAAGTAAAATGCTAACCGCAGTTAGGAAACTTTGGAAAAACATTGTGAAAGGCTACATGCCAGAAGAACCTTTAATTCTTAAAAAAGAATTTAAGAACAAAAAAAAGTTTAAAAAAGTTAAACGACTTCGAAAAAAATAATGTTCCAAAGATTAATTGTAATATTTGTGTTGGCTAGTGGATGTAGTTCTACTAGTCAACTCAAGACTTTTATTCTACCAACAGTAGAAACTCACCCAGAAGAAAGACAAGTACACGGTACATATCCTGTCGTATCAGTATTAATAGAAGAATTAAATTAAATTTATTTAGAGTGAGGTGGTAACTTTTTTTCTACCCACCAAATGTGTTTTTGAGTAATGGGATCGTATTTTCTCTGTTTTAGTTTGTCGTTTTTCTTTTCGCCTTTAGTAGGTTTCTTTGCATAGTAAAAGTAGCCATGATCCTTCATTTTAGAATCTTCAGGAACCATCATTACCTTGAGGTAGGGTTTTTTAGTCTTTGTCTTGTTCTTTGGCATCTTTGTCTCTTGTAGTTATTATTTCGTCTGCTAATCCGTATGCTACAGATTCTTTTGAAGTCATAAACTTGTCTCTTTCCATATCAGCGGCCAACTGCTCAAAAGTTTTGCCTGTAGTCTTAACATAAATTTCTGTAAGTTCTTTTTTCCAACGCAGTAGTTCGTTTGCCTGTATTTGAACATCTGTGGCTTGTCCCGAAGCACCGCCTAGTGGTTGATGAATCATGTGCCTAGCGTGTGGCAACATCATTCGTTTACCAGGAGTACCTGCAGATGCTAACAGCGATGCCATTGAACAGGCTTGTCCCATAACAATGGTTCTAATATCACACTTAATGTATTGCATGGTATCATAGATGGCCATACCTGCTGTGACTAGGCCTCCTCTGCTGTTGATGTAAATTGTAATTTCTTTTTTTGGGTCTTGAGATTCTGCAAACAACAATTGAGCACAAAGCACACTCGCCACGTGGTCTTCAACAGTGCCGTCCATTACTATAATTCTGTCTTTTAATAAACGAGAGAAAATGTCATAACTTCTCTCTCCTTTTGATGTGTGTTCTATTACTACCGGTGTTAATCCCATATAACAATATTATAACTGATAGTGGCTAATAGGTCAACTGTTTATAACCCGGATCCCCTGTAGAGGAATCCGGGTGGGTCTACAGCCACTTCAGGTGCTGAGGACAGGATTAGTGTTCGAAAACACATACCTGTAAATCACTCTCGCGACATGCGATCGAAACCGCACTGTGTATTATTCCACCACCTCAGTATTTTTATTATATTAGCACTTTAGTAAAAAGTCAACTAACTACGAGTTGTATGCTTTGGAAATATATTTGGTACTACATTCATCACTACAGACCTGCGTGGCCTTATCGTCTTCCTATTATGTTTTTTGTAGGAGTGTGTCCACCCACTTTGGTTAGTTGGTTGTTGATGCACAACGGCTATGGCAGTCAACGTGCAGGTGAAATAACTTTTTTATTGATGATTCCTGTTGTAGTATGGTTAATGGATAAAATAAATCAGAGATGGTTGGATGATTCAGACTGGGATCCAGATGCATAAGGTTGCGATATGGATAGCCATTACAGCAACTACGTTTGCATTAGGTTGGAGTGTGGCATGGAGTGCTGACGCAATAACAAGATGCTTGATTGTAGCTCTAGTAGCTCAACTGTTTGCAGTTTTGATTCAGTATGTGCCTACCAAATATTTAGACCGGCATAACAAGCAAAAGCGATAACTGCTGACCAAAAGATCCAACTTCTGCTAAAAAATTGACTGAGATAAATTAAAAGTATTGCGCCTAAGATCCAATTTTGCATATTACATTATAGGAAAGAATTTCAACAGCAAGCCGTCTATGGCTAACAAACAAAGTAAACCTAACAGTATCCAAAGTTCTAAATGTTGCATTAAATTATTCCCCACCCCCATAAAAAAACTATGGTCAGAGTTGTGAGTATTGCATAGGTCAATCCCCATTCTTTAAAATTCTTTTTCATACTAGTACTTAAGAATATCACTCAAAGTAATGGTCTTATTGATATCGTGCATTTGTTTTGATTCGGTTTTGGGTCTACTGTAGGATTTTTTAGCTCTTCTCTCTTGTGCCCTTGCTTTACGCTTGGCTTCTTTCTTCTGTGCTTTGTTTCCTCGAGTAGATTTGTAATCGTAGTGAATACCCATTGCAAGCTCTCCTTAGCTAGTACTTACCGGTTAAATACTGCATGTTCAAGATACTCGCCGTTGTGTGTACACTGGGCGGTGATTGTTTTCCGTTTTTGACCGAAGACATAGCCACATACCCGACCCTTGCTGTGTGTGATCAACACGCACATAAGTTGGCCTACAATCTGCACGACACCATTACAAACTTTACGGAGTTTGACACATTCAAAGTGGGTTGTGTGGGTAGTGATTATAAATTAAATTAATTATAAATCTGAAAAAAAAATCTAAAAACACGCCACACTGTCATAAGTGAACTCTTTTTTTCTTTATACACTTGTGGTTCAACATTGACCCCTGGGTCAATTGGCATTATGGGTTTGGGTTGTGGCAATATAAAAGGCGGAGCGGGTGGGTATACCCATCTTGTCACTACGTGTCCTTTATCGTCTTTGTATTCGATTACTTGCACACGAATATTGACCAGTACAGTGACTACAAGAAAAAGGCAGAATGCTAATATAAAACTCCGCATAT